ACATGGCTTGCTTGGCTGTAACCTGAGTCCGATACATCTCAGCCCATAGCTCTTGCTCAGTCTGGAAAACCTCTAGAGATTTTGTGATAGACCTAGCCGCCGCTTGTATATCAAGGTTCTTGGTGTGTCGAGCCTTGAACAAAGCCGCCGCTCCACCAACAAATACTTGCCCGTTGAAGCAAGCGGATTGAAGAGCACCCGCAGACATAAGAAAAGAAAATGTACTGTTCAACGAGGTTACACCCAGCAGGGTCAGACAAGCTGTGTCACCGTCAGGCGTAGTATAAGTATGCTCAGGTAAGCGATACTTTACAAACGTAGCCGCGCCGTGATAGGCAGTCTCAATACGCTCAGTTATACCACCAGTTTCCAAGTCACTACGCATGATGATATCACGCTGGGCCTGTATAAGTTCTTTGGGTGCAACAGGCTTGTAGTTTTTCCCATGCACACCTAGCTCTTGCATGGTATCTGTACGGACTACTGCAACCTTTGATGATTCATACCATTGATCGGTGTCATCATTGAAGAAAAGCATTGGGCGAGTTGCCACAGGAAAATCAGCAGGCCCATAACCCTCATCAAAGATTGAAGGTGTGGGTCTTTGGAATATCGAATGTACATTAGACATGATTGTCTCCTAGTTGGTTTTTACTACACGAAAAAGGCTTATAGAATCTATAAGCCACTTGAAATACTATATTTACTTTTAATTAAAGTCAAGCGGTGATTCGCTGTCGATATCATCATACTGCTCGACAGAATCATCAGCTTCTAAAATTATTTCATCTTCATACATTTTAAATCTCCTTATAGAATCTATAAGCTAATTAAGAATGAGTGTAACCATCAGTCTCAATGGCTAACCACATTCCATTCCAAGGTACTATGACTGCACCATCCATACAAAAACCAAGCTCTACTGTGCGTCGGAATTGCAGATAGCTTAAACCTGAACCACGATTCCAAACATTAAACAAGGCTTTTCTTTGTTTTTTTGTCAGTATCATTATTTTACTCCCGCTATTTTACCGTCGCGCATGGTGACAGTCGCAAAAAATTCACGACCCTGACCAGTAATATGTGGTCTATTAGCGCCGGTCAATTGCCCATTCCTAATATATTCTGGCCCAAACATACTAGTCTCAATATATTTTAAGGGCTGACCAACATTCTCTTTTAAATTTTTCTTGCTTGGATAATTAAATACAATCATTTTTGTTCTCCTAAATAATACAGCCATAAAAAAAGGAGCCGAAGCCCCCACAAATTGCTTATAGATTCTATAACGCCAGAATAAGTCCAGCCATAACAGTTACAATGTAACAGGCCGCTACAATAAGCAAACGATTTTCACGGTACTGCGCTTCTGCTCTAGTCATGATTTTTCTCCACAAAAAAGGGAGCCGAAGCCCCTGTAAATTTCTTATAGAATCTATAAGCTCTTATAGAATCTATAAGCCCTACCATTCCATCAAAAACAATTCAATGTTGATATGCTCGGTCTTTACCTTCCGCACTCTGCTACCGGCGCGTTTAGATGGCGACATGATGACGGGTTTATGCGCGTCAAAACTCTTTACTGATAATTTACTATCAACATGGCGCTGATCTACTGGCGATAGTGTAAGCTTGCGCGGCAAACTAGCATCAATATATTTCATGATAAAATCCTTATAGATTCTATAACTTTACCAGTAGACACCCAGCGGGATGCCTACCAGTAAAACCATATTAGCCCTTTTTGATTTCAGCGTAGGCGCGTAGCAGGATCTCGGCGAGCATTTTATCCTGTTCGGGTGATAGCTTCTTTAAATCCTTCAAAACAAGCTTTGATGCCTTCTGAAACGGGGTATGCTTTGTCTTGCGGGTTTTTGCTAGGACTAGTTTGTTATCGTCAACAATAACACCAGCGCCTCCCGTGACTTCATGGATTGTTTCCGATGCCGTATGAAATGCCGCCCTTATTTGCGGTTCAGTACGCGCGGGCCCATCATCATCATCAGCAATGCTTGCTTGCCAGTACTCAACTAAAATCGCCTCGGCATCCTGCCGCGTCTTTTCTTGCGTCCATGCTACTAAACCCTTTCTCAAAAAATCCTGTTCAGCCGCAGAGACTTTCCGCGTGTCGCGATTGACTTGTCTTATAGCGTCTATAAGTGCGAAACCGGATTCGCGATTAAAATCAGATAATGAAGTTGTCATGTCAAAATACCTTTTATCAATTAATGGGATACCACATGAGTGATATTGAGCCCTTTAAAGATAAAAGTACATTAAAATATTACCATAAAAAGAAAATAATTTTGAGGGTTTTTGGCATGATATTTGCATTAGCAATAAGTGTGCCAAGTCTAAAAAGCGGGTTTTTAGTGGTTAAAAAATAACCAGTGGAATCGCTGAGGATCTCTAGAGAGCGCCACAGTTAAAAGCTTTTAAAAGTAAGGGTAAGGCCTTTAAAAATAGATCGCCCATTGTGGCGTGATTGGTGCGCCCTGATAGGGTTTAACTGGTTAAAAATTGATCAGTTAATGAGTCAAAAGAGACTATGATGGGGTATGCTTTAATTTTATAAGCTTCTGAATCTATAGAGTTTTTAGATATATCTAAATATTTTGATAGGTCTTTGAAGATCTCTGGAGACTGTACACCACTATTCACAAGACTAATGAATCTTTAAAGTTTATTTAGTTTATGAATAGGCGCGGGAGACTTCAAAATCTTTATAACTTTTTGCTATTTCTAAATATCTTTTTGTTGGCATTCACGAGACTGATAAGGCTTTGTAGATCATTCATGCCGTGAATGTCTCACCCCACTAGGCAGGAGGCCACCCCCTCCCCTCCCCATACACACTCATACTTCTACATTTTCAAAGATTCTGAATGTCAACCAGTTTGTTGCCCCACTTTAAAGACTTTAAAGGAAGGGGCGGCTATGCAAATGTATATGTACCCGGTGGGCTACATAATCTATTATATACTTGGATTCTTATTTTGTCAAGACTTATGCCAAATAATACCATAAAACACTATAAACACTACTTGACAAAACCCCATATCACCTATATAATGTATAGTTATGAATAAAGAATTAACTATAATGCAACAATCGTTTTTAGATAACCTTGTATCTTGCAATGGTGATACTAAACGTGCCGCAGAATTAGCGGGGTATGCTGAAGGCTCTTATACATCCGTAGTTAAAGCCCTTAAAACAGAGATAATAGAACTAGCTGAGAATATATTAGCTCAGAATGCCCCCAAAGCCTCTCTAAAGCTTGTTGAGGTTATGGACAGTACTAACCCCATACCCCAAGCTAACGTCCGTTTACAGGCCGCACAGACAGTCCTAGACCGTGTAGGCATATCTAAAACAGATAAACTAGACGTAAACTTGCAAAATACAAACGGACTCTTTATACTACCAGCCAAACAGGAGGTAGTTATAGAGGGTCAATATGAAGAGGCGTAGTAGCAGTACCATCCCATTTGGTTATAAACTAATGGAAGATGGTGAACACTTAGAGGAAATAGAAGTAGAACTAAAAGCTCTCAATAAAATCGTTCCTCTCGTTAAAAATAAAGTTTTATCTTTACGTGAAGCGGCTACTTGGTTAGAGTATGATACAGATAGAACTATATCTCATACTGGTTTAAAAAAGATTGTAGATCGCTATGAGTGATTGGGAGGAAAACCCTGATGCGTATATGCGAGACGACAACGGGGATTTTATACTTAAAAAGGATGGAACACCTCGTAAGAAAACTGGCAGACCCAAAGGTTCGTCAGGTCGAGGCTACAACTACCACTCCGAAACCAAGGCCAAGATCGACGCAAGGAAAACTGTACGAAAGAAAGAAAAACGATTAGCGCAGGTACGCACCAAGCTAGAAAACTATAAAAGGTCGCTTGACACTTCTAAGAGTACTTTAAATAAATTAGAAGGAACTGAGGCAAAGTCTGAAGGCAAAATTACAACAACATCCACGGATGATTTGCCCAAGGCGTTAAGGACTGTCGCAGAAGAGAATGTCATCTTTAAGCCTAACACTGGGCCACAAACTGACTTTCTCGCCGCTTCTGAGACTGATGTTTTGTATGGTGGTGCGGCTGGTGGAGGCAAGAGCTACGCGATGCTGGTTGACCCTCTTCGTTATGCTCATCGGGCCGCGCATAGGGCATTAATCCTGCGGCGTTCTATGCCAGAGTTACGTGAACTCATAGATAAATCTCGTGAACTCTACCCGAAAGCCTTTCCCGGTTGTAAGTACAAAGAAGTAGAGAAGCTCTGGAACTTTCCGTCTGGAGCTAAAATAGAATTTGGATTCTTGGAGAGAGATGCAGATGTTTATCGCTACCAAGGACAAGCGTATAGTTGGATTGGATTTGATGAGATTACGCACCAAGCTACAGAGTTTTCTTGGAACTACTTGGCTTCACGACTGCGTACAACAGATCCAGAGATTATACCTTATATGCGGTGTACCGCTAACCCCGGTGGTGTTGGAGCGCATTGGGTAAAGAAAAGATATATTACTCCTTCACCGCCTAACGAATCATTTAAGGGTGAAGACGGCCTAAGCCGTAAGTTTATACCAGCAAGGCTAGAAGATAATCCATACCTTGCTCATGACGGACGCTACGAACAAATGTTGAAGGCGTTGCCACCTACGCAACGACGACAACTACTAGAAGGTGATTGGGAGGTTGCAGAAGGTGCGGCCTTCACAGAGTTCGACAGAGATGTTCATATTATTGATCCTTTTGAAATTCCTATAAACTGGGATCGTATAAAAGGCATTGACTATGGATACGCTTCAGAATCAGCTTGTGTTTGGGGTGCAATAGATCGGGACGATAATACGTTAATAATATATAGAGAACTTTATCGTAAAGGACTATTAGCTACAGACTTAGCTCACTTGATAGCAGAAATGGAACTAAATGATCCAATGAGCGTTCCGGGCGTATTAGATACAGCGTGTTGGAATCGCACAGGGCAGACAGGCCCAACAGTTGGAGAAACGCTTGTCAAAGCTGGACATAAGCTACGACGAGCAGATAAAAACAGAGTTGCAGGAAAGATTCAAATCCACGAATACTTAAAAGTTCAGCAAAGCGGAAGGCCCAAATTACAAATATTTAATACTTGTCCTAACCTGATACGCGAACTACAAAGTATTCCTCTGGATAAAAACAATCCTGAAGATGTTAATACCCACGCACCAGACCATGCGTATGATGCGTTGAGGTATTTAATTATGTCTAGGCCACGCATAGACGATACGTTTAGTCGTATGCGTCGATTACACCGTGAGACTATTTATCAACCAGCAGATGGGACGTTTGGATATTAATGAAGCACAAAGTTTGGCGACCACTAAACACTTATGGAATTTATAGTCTAGGTATTGTTGTAGGTTTTACACTTATCTATTCTCTCGTTAGCCTAACACCAATAGGATAAACATGGCAGAAAACAATACAATAATTGATAGTGCTAATAATCTTTACTTTGAACCAGTAGAGGGTGAAGATGGTTTATCTATTAATGCAGATGCTCAGATTAAATCAAACCTTGCTGGTCTTGTTGAAGCAAGATTTACAGATTCTAAAATGGCAAAAGATTCTGACGAAAATCGTTGGATGACTGCGTATCATAATTTTCGTGGACTATATCCTAAAAACGTAAAGTTTAGAGAATCTGAAAAGTCTCGTGTATTTATTAAAGTTACAAAGACTAAAGTACTAGCCGCCTATGGACAGCTAATAGACGTAATCTTTGGTACAGGTAAGTTTCCAATTGGTGTAGCGCATACTCCACTGCCCGAAGGCGTTAGTGAGTATATGCACCTTGATGATCAAGCCGCTCCCGGTATCGAAGCAAACGCAACCCCCCAACCGCCTATGCAAGAAGAACGTCCAGAAGGTGGTGTTGGTTATGCTGGAGATGGTCGTGTACTAAAACCCGGAGCTAGGTTGACTAGTGGTGAAGGTATATTTGAAGACTTTGAAAAAAGTGATCAAGTTACATTTGTTGAAGGCCCAAGCCCCATTCCAAATATTCCTGAAATTTCACCGGCTAAAGAAGCCGCAAGGAATATGGAAAAACTCATTCACGATCAAATTGATGAGTCTAGTGGTTCTACTGAAATGCGTAACGCCATTTTTGAATCTGCTCTTTTTGGTACAGGTATTGTAAAAGGGCCGTTTAATTTTAATAAGACTTTACATACGTGGGAAGATAATGAAGGAAGGTCGTGAGTATACACCTGTTTCTATTCGTGTACCGCGCATTGAATTTGTAAGTGTCTGGGATTTCTTTCCTGATCCTAATGCAACATCTATTGAAGAGTGTGAGTATATAGTACACCGACACAAGCTAAACAAATCTCAACTGAGAGCCTTACGAAAAATGCCATACTTTAACGAAGATGCTATTCGTGATTGTATGATGCTTGGCCCCAACTACACAGAAGAAGACTACGAGTACGAATTAAAAGACGATCAACGCATGGCAGATATGGGTGCTAGTCGTTTTGAAGTGCTTGAGTACTGGGGCTTAATGGATGCAGAGTATGCTAAAGATGTTGGTATTGAACTTCCAGAAGAGGTAGACATTCTTGATGAAATACAGATTAATGCTTGGATTTGTAATGGCCTTGTACTCAGGGCTGTTGTTAATCCCTTTACGCCACATCGTATTCCCTACAACGCATTCCCATACGAGAGAAACCCATACAGTTTCTTTGGTGTAGGCGTTGCTGAAAACATGAATGATAGTCAACAGATTATGAATGGTCATGCAAGAATGGCTATTGATAATCTGGCGTTAAGTGGCTCAGTAATTTTTGACGTAGATGAGACTATGCTTGTTGGTGGACAAAGCATGGAAATTTATCCGGGCAAAGTCTTCAGGCGTCAGTCAGGAATGCAAGGCCAAGCAATTCATGGTCTAAAGTTTCCGAACACATCTCAAGAAAATTTAATGATGTTCGATAAGTTCCGACAGCTTGCAGACGAACAAACAGGCATTCCTAGTTATTCACATGGTCAGACAGGCGTACAAAGCATGACTCGTACAGCATCTGGTATGTCAATGTTGCTTGGAGCCGCATCACTAAATATTAAAACAGTTGTAAAAAACCTAGACGATTTTTTGCTAAAGCCCTTGGGTAAAGCATACTTCCAATGGAATATGCAATTCTTTGAAGGTGAATTAAAAACTAAAGGTGATTTAGAAATTAAGGCTATGGGTACTAACAGCCTTATGCAAAAGGAAGTAAGAAGTCAACGATTGACAATGTTTCTTCAGACTGCTCAAAATCCTGCTATTGCTCCGTTTGTTAAAATGTCAAAGCTTATTAGCGAACTAGCATATAGTTTAGATCTTGATCCTGATGAAATACTAAATGATCCCGAAGAAGCGGCAATAGCCGCACAAATTATAGGAATGCAAAATAATGTTGGACAAGCAACTGGCGAACAAGCTGATCCCCTTAGTCAACAACCCGGAAATGTGGGAACCCCTGAAGGAGTACCTCCAGAGCCAACGGATGCTGGAGTTACAGGCACTGGCGACGGCAACATTGGAACAGGAGATGTTCCGCAAGCAGGGGAAAGCGAGTTCTCTGGCTAACCTCCTTACTTTAAAGGATCAAGTGAATCAAAGACAAAAGGAACAAAATGATGGCTGAAGCATTTCCAGACTTAAACAAAGACGGTGAAGTAACACAAGCAGATGTATTGATGGGTCGTGGTGCTTTTGCTGAAGGTGGCGAATCTATGATGGTTCCTCCAGAAATGATGATGGCTGAAGAGGAACCTCCTGTCGATACATACGACAATATCAGCCCAGAAGAAGAAATGCAACAGGCTGAAGATATGCTTCCAGATGATGAAATGGAAGAAGAGTTTGTAGACTATGTAGCAGAAGAAGTATTAGAACCCGAAGAGCAAGAATATTTATTTAAGGTTCTAGATGACGATCCAAAACTAGAAGGGATCTTAGATAAAATTATTCTTAATTCAACAGAATTTTCTGGCGCTGGGGAAGTTGATGGCCCCGGCACTGGAATTTCAGATTCGATACCCGCAAGGCTATCGGACGGTGAGTTTGTTATCACCGAAAAAGCGACTGACCAAATAGGTGCAGACAATCTCCAAACAATGATGGACGATGCTGAACGTGCTTATGATGGCGGTCTTATGGCTAAAGCAGAAGGTGGAATGCCTGTCGATGATCTTTATAGCAATCAAGATAACGAGAATCAACAGGAAGAAGTAGAGAATCAAATGCTCTATTCAAGCCGAATGCCTAGCCTAATGAAACGATAAGGCTACCTAGAACACTAGCCCCTTATCATTATATAACCTTGAGGCCACCTTGTAGTATCAAGACCCTGTGTTAGAGCGCAATAACACAGCCACCTTGAAGAGACAACAAGCCCCAGAAAGGAGAAGTGACATGAGCGAAGAAGAGCAAGCGAATCCGTACAATGCTAGAAAGTCTTGGCATGAAGAAGACGATAAAGCTACTAAGAGTGCAGATTCATTATTTTTTGAGGAAGATGAGGCTACTTCCCAAAGTGGAACCCCTCAACAAGAACAACGTCCTCGTACCAATTATAAGAAAAGGTATGACGATCTAAAAAAACATTATGATACTAAGATCTCTGAGTTTAAGCAACGCGAACAAGAACTAGAGGCTATGGCACGATCTGCACAACCGCAGTATCAACCGCCAAAAAGTGCTGAAGATCTTGAGCGTTTTAAATCAGAGTATCCAGATCTATATGATACTGTCGAAACAGTTGCTCATATGAGAAGCGAAGAGCAGATGAACGCTCTTCAACAAAAGCTATCAGTAATCGAAATGCGTGAAGCAGAAATGTCTAAGCGTGATGCTGAACTAGCTCTCAGAGATAGACACCCTGACTTTGAAGATATCAGGGGTGATGACAACTTTCATGAATGGGCTAAAGTTCAGCCTGAAGAAATTCAGCGTTGGATTTATAAAAACCCAGATAATGTATCTTTAGCAAGTCGTGCAATTGATCTTTATAAGATGGAAAATAATATTAAGATTAAGAAATCTTCTCGCCCGTCACAACTTTCAAAGTCTAATGCGGCTGACATGGTATCAACAAAGACTACCGGCGTTGAACCACGCGAAGCTAAAATTTGGACACAACGGGAAATTGCCGCCCTATCTATTGATGAGTATGATCGTTACGAACAGGAAATAGATCGTGCCATTGCAGAAGGAAGGGTAGCAAGATAATATTTGTCTTTTTAGGAGATTTTCACAATGGCTTATAACCAATCAGATCAGTACTTTGAGCCGTCAACAGATACAGATGCAAACTTTGCAAACTCTGTTGCGGGTCAAACCAATTCGTTCTTCCTTCCTGCTGTCTATTCCAAGAAGGTACTTAACTTCTTTCGGAAGTCTTCAGTAGCGGAAGCTATCACTAACACCGACTATGCTGGCGAAATTACTGCCTTTGGCGATACAGTACGTATTATCAAAGAGCCTGTAATCACCGTCTATCAGTACGAGCGTGGTGCAGACGTAACTCAAACTAAGTTGACCGATCAAGAAGTCAGCCTTGTTGTAGATACGGCAAACGCATTTAAGTTCATCGTTGACGACATCGAAACTTCTATGTCTCACGTAAACTTTAAGGAAGTTGCATCATCTTCAGCCGCTTACGCACTGCGTGACGCTTTTGATGAAGGTGTAATTGCCGCTATGTTTGCTGGCGTTCCTGCGGCTTCTCCGAACCATATTCTTGGTTCTGATAGCGCTACTGACTTGGCGGCTGGTACTTTTGACGGTACTGGTAACCTTGACATCGGTTACGCTTCTGGCGAGCACGATCCTATTGACGTTCTTTCACACATGGCGCGTCTGCTTGATGAGCAGAACATTCCAGAAGAAGGTCGCTGGTTCCTTGCTAACCCTGAGTTCTACGAGCAACTGGTACAAAGTAGCTCTAAGCTCTTGAGCGTTGATTTCAATGCAGGCCAAGGCTCCATCCGTAATGGTTTGGTAAGCTCTGGTAAGTTGCGTGGTTTTGATATGTACAAGACCAACAACATTGCGGCGACTACTAACGCGGCTGGTAAGTGTATTGCTGGTCACATGTCATCTACCTGTACTGCACAGACCATCGTGAATACAGAAGTGATTCGTGATCCATCAAGTTTTGGTGATATTGTACGTGGCCTCCATGTATATGGTGCTAAAGTACTCCGTCCAGAAGCCCTCGTTTCGGCTTTCTACGGTATCGACTAAAAACAATAGGGGGATGAAATACTCCCCCTTTTCTTTTCTGGAGATAGGTATGCCACAGATTGGAAGTGAAAAGAATCCTATTAGGATGAGTCCTACAAAAAAAATAAAAATAAGTGGACAATATTTAAAAAACGAAGACCGCAAAAAATACGAAGATAACTATGACCGTATTTTTGGTAAGAAGGAGAAAGCAGTATGATGATGAGGAAAAAAAAGAAAGAAGCATACAGCTATGGTGGTACAGCCCGTTCTTCATACATGGGAGGCGGTTATCGCATGGAAAAAGCTAAAGGCGGTAAAGTCTACAACACTGTCCGTGATATGGAAAAGGCTTGTATGGGGATGGACTATAACGAGTCCATGCGTCAAAAATGAAAGTTTCAGCACCCGAAGGCTATCACTGGATGAAAAGCGGTAAAGGCTATAAGCTAATGAAAGATCCCAAAGATGGCTTTAAGTCTCATAAAGGAGCTAGTAAATCAGCTAACTTTGAAATACAGAAGGTTCATAAAAAATAATGGCAACTAATTACTTACAGCTAACAAATGAGCTTTTGCGAGAAATGAATGAAGTCCCACTGACTACTAGTAATTTTTCTTCTGCAATTGGTGTGCAGGCTCATGCACAAGATTGTATTAATAGGGCGTATCTTGATATTGTCCTTGAAGAACCACAATGGCCTTTTTTGTCTGTAGGTGATAGTGGAACAACTGATCCTATGTATGGTAACACATATATAGAGACTGTTGCTAATACTCGTTGGTACGAACTAAAACCAGCAAGTAATTCTATTTTAAATGATTATGGGTCAATTGATTGGGATAATTTTTATTTAACAACAGTTGGTGTAACGGGTGAATCAGCCCCTTACACAGCAAAAAATTTAAGGTTTACAACCATCGAAGAATGGAAAGATTATTTTAGGGCTAGTGAAAACGCTGACGATGCAGAAGATGAAAATGGTGGTGAGCCTAAAAGAGTTATTCGGAGTCCTGATGGGCGCATGTTGGGTTTAAGTCCAATACCCGATAAAGTATATCGCGTTTGGTTTTATGCGTATAGTCAACCAACACAGCTATCAGCCTACTCAGATGAAATTGTTTTTCCTGATGTTTATAAGCCTGTGCTTTTAGCAAGGGCCAGATATTTTGTGCATCAATTTAAAGAGGCCATACAACCAGCGGCATTAGCCAACGAAGAATATAGACGCGGTTTACGTTTAATGAAATCAAACTTAATGGCTCCTGAGCCTTTTTACATTAAAGATGATCGCATGAGGTTTGTTTAATGTCTCAAGCTTTTGGTTTCTCTTGTCGTGGTGGATTAAATACAAACTTAAACTCTCTTGAGCTTTTAGGCCAGCCGGGATTTGCAACGACACTTACTAACTTTGAAGTAGACCCAGATGGCGGCTATCGTCGTATTGGTGGTTTTACAGAGTTTGGTGGTGCTTCAACCGCACGTCCCAATTCTACTAATAGAGTTCTAGGAACTTTTGCATACGCTGATGGTGTCATTGTTTGTTCCGGAACCGACATATTTTTTAGTAACGACGGTGCTACATGGTTACAAATAAATCGCAGTTCTGTAGCAGGCGGTGGTGACAACTATACAGCCTTTACAGGACGTTCTGGATTAACAAGAACTAATCAAGGTCAATGCCAGTTTGCAGTTTTTGAAGGCGCTAATTTTGATTATGGCGAAGTATTTATTGCAGATGGCGCAAATAAAATTTATTCTTTTCGTATGGAAGGTACAGGAGCTTTAAACACCCGTACTTTTTTTGCTTTTGAAGTTACTGTTGATGGTACAAACGGTGTAAAATATATTACAGTTCACGATCATCATTTATGTGCGGCAGGTGTTGAAGATAATTTAAATACTGTATACTTTAGTGTATATAACGATCCAGATAACTTTACAGGTGCTGGGGCAGGTGCAGTAACTATATCAGATCAAATACAAGGTTTAAAAGGTTTTCGTGCTGATTTAATTGTATTTGGAAAAAATAGCATCCATAAACTTGTAGAAATAAATACGCCTGCGAATACTCGTATTGATCCTATTGCAGAAAACGTAGGTTGTTTAAGTGGATATAGCATTCAAGAAATCGGAGGTGATTTAGTATTCTTAGCACCTGACGGTATCCGAACCGTTGCAGGTACAGCACGAATTGGCGATACAGAGTTAAGCTCTATTTCAAGACAAATACAAAATATTATATCGTCAATTGCAACAAATATTTCATCGTATGTAATTGATAGCGCAGTTTTAAGATCTAAGTCACAGTATAGACTTTTTTATTCTGAAGCAACCGACTCACCGGGAGCAGGAAAAGGTGTAATAGGAACATTTACTGGTCAAGCATTTGAATGGTCTGAAGTAGAAGGTATTCAAGCTTTTGGTTTAAGTTCGATAATCGACTATACTGGAATTGAAAAAATTTATCATGGCGATAAAGATGGTTACATTTATAACCACGATACTGGTACAAGTTTTGTATACGACGGAACCGAACAAAATATATTAGCTACTTACGAAACTACTGATTTAGACTGCGGTGATATTGGCACAAGAAAAACTTTTAAATATATAAGAACTTCTTTTTCGCCTGAAGGTGAAATATCACCAACATTAAGAATTAGATACGATTATAAATCTACTGAAATTGTTCAGCCAAGTGATTATCCGATTACAGGTATTCCAATTCCAGCAATCTTTGGAACATCTATTTTTGGAGCGTCTACATTTGGTGGAACAAACGATCCAATGATTCGTCAAACAGTTGAAGGCAGTGCAAACACACTTAGTTTAAGACTTAGAACAAACGATAAAAATAGTTCTTTTGCTGTTAATGGTTTTTACATCGATTATATGCCATCAGGTAGGAGATAATAATGGCTCAAAATTATACACGACAAAGTACGTTTAGTGATGGCGATACAATTACTGCGGCATTATTTAATGACGAATATAATCAATTAGAAAATGCTTTTAATTATTCTAGTAGTAGTTCAACTTCTACTGGACACCGACATGATGGAACAGCCGGTCACGGTGGTAATATTCCTCAAATTGGTGATTTAGACTTTTTAAATAAAATTGTTGTAGATAGCACTAACAATCGTTGGGGCTTTTTTGTAGAAGTTTCAAGTGCCGCTGTAGAACAAATTCGTATTCAAGATGGCGCTATTGTTCCGGTAACTGATAACGATATTGATCTTGGTACTAGCTCACTAGAGTTTAAAGATCTTTATTTAGACGGAACAGCAACCATTGACACATTAACGGTTGATGGGGCCGCTACAATTGGAACAACTTTTGGTGTAACGGGTGCTACAACGCTCTCTAGCACTTTAGGAGTGACAGGAGCTACAACCCTTTCCAGCACCCTTGGTGTTACTGGAGCGACCACACTAAGCTCTACGTTGGCTGTAACAGGCACTTCTACACTGACAGGAAATGTGACAGCAACTAATGATTTAAGTATTGGTGGTAATTTAACTGTTACGGGCAATGCGACAATCTCAGGCAATCTTACTTTTGGTGACGCAGACACTGACAGTATTACGCTTACAGCAGATGTTGCCTCACACATTACCCCAGATACTGATGATACTTACGATCTTGGTAGCTCTACAAAAGAGTGGCGAAATCTTTATCTTGATGGTACAGCCAATATTGATAGTCTTGTAGCTGATACTGCTGACATTAATGCAGGTACAGTTGATAATACAGCTATTGGAGCTACAACAGCCTCTACAGGTAATTTTTCTACGCTGTCTATTGGTGGAACTGCAATTACCTCTACGGCTACTGAATTAAATATTGTAGATGGTGGTACAACTGCTACATCTACAACGCTTGCAGATGCTGATCGTGTTGTAGTAAACGATGCAGGAACAATGGTTCAAGTAGCTTTAACAGACTTTGAAACTTATTTTGAGTCTGCGCTAGATACTCTTTCAAACGTAACAACTGTTGGAGCCTTAAATGCTGGTTCTATTACTTCAGGGTTTGGTGCTATTGATAATGGCTCATCAGCTATTACAACCACAGGTACTATAACTTACGGAAGCTTGTCTGATGGCACAATAACTGTTACGGCCTTTGTAGATGAAGATGATATGTCGTCTAACAGTGCAACGCTTGTACCTACACAGCAGTCTGTGAAGGCTTATGTAGACGCTCAAGTAACCGCACAAGACCTAGACTTCCAAGGTGACTCTGGCGGTGCATTAAGTATTGATTTAGACTCTGAAACTTTTACGGTTGCTGGTGGCACAGGTATTGATACAACTGGCGCGACTAATACGCTGACGGTTGCTATCGACTCTACTGTCGCTACGCTTACTGGTACTCAGACGCTTACAAACAAAACACTTACTGCCCCTGTTATTTCTACTATTAGCAATACAGGCACTCTGACACTGCCGACATCTACTGACACTTTAGTTGGTCGAGCTACAACTGATACATTAACAAACAAAACTTTAACATCTGTGGTACTAAATACCGGCGTTTCAGGTACAGCGGTACTTGACGAAGATGATATGGGTTCTAATTCTGCAACTCAACTAATCACTCAACAGAGCGCAAAAGCTTATATAGATTCTACAGCCACTGCGCTTGCAATTGCACTGGGGTAAATTATGGCAAACACGTTTAAAAATGCTTCATTAGCCGATGTAAGTAATTCTTCATACGGCACACTATATACAACTCCTTCAAGTACCACAACGGTTGTTCTTGGTGTAGCACTGGCTAATAAAAGCGGAAGTGCTATTACTGCTAAGGTGCAATTTAGTGACTCTTCAGGTTCAGTAACTCGACAGCTACTAGAGGATGTAACAATTCCCGGTAACACAACACTAGAAGTGCTATCAGGCCAAAAATATATTTTAGAGGCTTCCGATGCTTTAAAAGTGCAGGCGAGTACTGCAAGCTCTCTTGATGTTGTTGCAGGTATTATGGAGATTAGCTAATGGCTATTACTAAATTAAACAGTCTTGCAATCCCTCCCAACACTATTGTGGAGTCTGATCTATCGTATCCGTTGACTAACTTTAGTTCGACGGGTATTGATGACAATGCGACTTCAACGGCTATTACGATTGATAGCTCTGGTCGCGTATCTATAGGAGCCACAAGCACCACCAAAAACTTTTTAGTAGAAAACCCATCTACGGCTTCAGGTGAAGATGTATCTTTTAGAATAAAAACAAACGGAACAGGCTCAGGTGCTGATGCTATTTTTGAGATGATTACGAGCACAACTGGGGAGTGCCGTATTGATTTTGGCGATGAAAACGACGCCAACATTGGAAACATCCGTTACGATCACAATACTAACGCAATGCGTTTTATCACTAATACAAGCGAAGCTGTCCGTATAGATAGCTCTGGCAATGTTGGTATTGGAGAAACATCTCCGCAAGGAACTTTGCACGTTAAAAGTGGCGACTCTACTGGAACAGCTAGTAGTGCAGGAGATGAGCTTGTTGTAGAACACTCAGCTTCAAATGGCGGTATTTCAATACTAGCACCTAATACAGCTACCTCTTATTTGTTATTTGGTGATTCAGATAATAATGATGTTGGCGCTATAGGTTATGCACACAGCACAAATAACTTAACTTTTACTACAAACGCATCAGAGCGTATGCGTATTGATAGCTCTGGTAACGTAGGTATTGGTACGTCGACTCCTACAAGTTCTTCTGGTTGGGCTAAGTTTATAAACATAGGAGGAACAGACACTAACGCTCTTATTCTTGATGGTACAGAGTCTCAACAAGCCGCAGTTGGTGCAGTAGACGGCCTTTATCTTGATTGTGTAGGCTCCAGTACTGCCAGTAAAAACAAAATTATATTTAGGACGCAATCAGCAAACAGTAACTACAACGGCTCAGAGCGTATGCGTATTGATAGCTCTGGTAACTTGCTGGTTGGTACAACATCTACATATAGCACATCTCCAAAAGTTGCGATAGGTATACAAAGCACAGGCACTGGATTAGAAATGCACAATAGCGGCGGTACTGGTTGGACTGCTATTAGATTTCATACAGGGGCTACTTTGGCTGGGTACATTAGCGTTGGCACAACAACCACAACTTACAACACATCCTCAGACCAGCGCCTCAAAGAAAACATTGTAGACGCACCAGCAGGTAACATTGATGATATCCGTGTACGTTCTTTTGATTGGAAGGCTGACGGATCACACCAGACCTACGGCATGGTTGCACAAGAACTCGTTGACGTTGCACCTGAAGCAGTAACACAAGGTGAAACTGAAGACGATATGTGGGCTGTTGATTACAGCAAGCTAGTCCCAATGATGATTAAAGCTATTCAAGAACTCAAAGCCGAAGTAGCGGCACTCAAAGGAGCATAAAGAATGCCATTCTTAGGAAAAACTCCAACAAAATTTTTAGATGCTAACGTCAATATAGACGGTGGTAATATTGATGGTACTACGATTGGTGCGACTTCAACGGCTCCTGCGACTGTTAGTACGTTTACCTCAACAGGCATAGACGACAACGCGACAAGCACAAAGCTAACTGTTAGCAATACAGGCATTGACGTAACGGGGACTGTAACTGCTGACAGCACCATTACTATCAACAATGATGGTGGTTCTAGTTTCAGCCATTCCCGCATAATACTAGATTCTAATGGCGCTAGTCGTGCGGCAGGTATATTTAGTCACAACCAAGTAAACGACACAGAGTGGTTTTTTGGAAACCCTTATGACACCCCTGATTCGTTTGCAATTAACAGACAAGCCACTGCTTCGCATGAGGACTCAACGTCAAACAAAACTAATTCGTTAGTTACGGTGAATAGCTCTGGCAGAGTATCTATAGGCACAACATCAGCCACAGAGCTTTTAAATATAGCGGCTGGATCAAGTACAGGTGCTGGAGTGGAGTTTGCAGGTAACGGCAACACCGTTGGCTCTACCTCTGCTTTCTACGGTCAGGGTTCTGGAAGCGATGCTTATGTATGGAACAGAGCAAACAGCACCGTTTTGTTTGGCACTAACAACACAGAGCGTATGCGTATTGATAGCTCTGGCGGTGTTATTTTCAAAGGGTCTTTAGCAAGTCACCAAACCAATGCGGGCGTTGTTGAGTACAGCAGTAACCTAGTCTCAATGCACAGTTATGGAGCAACATCCGGAACAGGAGCAATGCGCTTTTTAACTGGCGGTGGTGGTGGGAGCGGTACGTCAGAGGCCATGCGTATTGATAGCTCTGGTAACTTGTTGGTGAACTCTACAAGTGCTGGCGCATTGGCTACTTCAGGTAGGGGGCTTATTGATGTAGATGGCACATCAGATAGCGCGATTGAGCTTAAAGCTGGAGGGTCAACTTACGGCTACCTCTACGCAAGCTCTAGCCAGTTTAGAGTGGCTAACCTCACAGCAAACCCTGTTACATTTTTTACTAACAACACAGAGCGTATGCGTATTGATGGCTCTGGTAACTTGATGGTTGGTAGAACAAACACTAATTATGGCTACGGTACGGCAGGGGCTTTTATTTTAAGTACCGGACAGATACAAACCGAAGTTAACGGTGCGTGCTTATCTCTAAACAACACAAACGGGACAGGAACAGCTACCATTATTTCCTTGTCCAGAGGAAACAGCGGGGCGGGAGGAATTGCTTCGTCTGCGGGAGGAACCCCGTCTTTTGTATCAGCGTCAGATGCGGCACTCAAAGATAACATTCAAGACCACGGCTCTGAACTTAATAACGTCATGGCTATCCAGACTCGTGTATGGGACTGGAAAGATGAGGCGAAGGGTTCTGGTGAGGGCGTTGTGGCGCAAGAGTTAGAGCAAACCGCATGGTCTGATCTGGTTTCTGATGGTGAAGATGGATATAAAATGGTATCGGGTTTAGGTGTTGTTGAGACAAGACTTATCAAAGCCCTGCAAGAAGCAGTAACACGAATCGAAACACTAGAAGCCGAAGTAACGGCACTTAAAGGAGCATAATATGCCTTACATCGGAAAAGAACCCGTAGCCGGTAATTTTGTACTTCTAGATTCTATTACAACATCGGCTACCGCAACATATGCTTTGACTAAAGATAGTGTTGCTTATTCTCCAGAGTCTGCAAGAAATATGCTTGTTTCGTTGAATGGTGTAACTCAAGCACCTGAAACAGCTTTTACAGTCTCTGGTAGCAACATTACCTTTAGTTCAGCACTAACGTCTTCTGATGTTATTGATTATATTCTGGTGCTTGGAGATGTTCTGAGTGTTGGTACGCCCTCTGATGGGACTGTAGGTACTTCTCAGATGAGTTATCCGTTAGGTAATTTTAGTTCTACAGGCATTGATGACAATGCAGATGCGGTAGCGATTACGATTGATGCTTCAGAAAATGTTGGTATTGGTACTACGAGTCCAAGTTTTCCTTTAGAAGTCGACGGTAGTACTGGTGATGGTGTTAAAATCAAAGCAGGAAACACCTCCAACGATGATTCTTTTTTAATTGCAAATAGCTCTAACACTACTATGTTCTTAGTAGATGGTGGTGGCAACGTTGGTATTGGTACTGCGAGTCCTCTCAGAAGTTTGCAGATTGGCGACAACACTTCCTCTGAAATAATTTCCATTCAAACCGGGACTACTAATAACGGTTCTATTTACTTTGGAGATAATTCAGCGACCTCTGCTGAATATGCAGGAGTGTTGCGTTATAACCACAACGATGACTCTATGCAGTTATGGACAACTAGCACAGAGCGTATGCGTGTTGATAGCTCTGGTAACTTGCTGGTTGGTAAGTCGTCTACTTCAACAACTACAGCAGGCGGCGAAATTAACGCAGACGGTACTCTAGTAGGCGTTCGTGATGGGGGCGGGCCTTTACTTTTAAACAGGCTTTCATCTGACGGTACTCTTGCTTCATTCCGCAAAGGCGGGACTATTATGGGTAGTATTGACTCTTATTCAGGCGCAGTACTTGGTATGAATTTAAGAGTTTCAACTAACAAGTCAGGCTTTAGAGGAGCCGCAAGTTCAATTATTCCTTGGTATGAGGGAGCAGATAGGGATAATGAGCTTGATATAGGAAACGCAAGTGTTCGTTGGGATGATGTATACGCCACCAACGGAACTATCCAGACCTCTGACGCTAACGAGAAGCAAGATATTGAAACCCTGTCAGAAGCAGAGACTCGCGTAGCTGTGGCGGCTAAAGGACTTTTGCGTAAGTTCCGCTGGAAGTCTGCTGTAGAAGAAAAAGGCGATGACGCTCGTATTCACTTTGGCATCATTGCACAAGACCTCAAGGCCGCATTTGAGGCTGAAGGTTTAAACGCTGGACGATACGCAATGTTTATCCACAGCACTTGGACGGACGAAGAAACTGGTGAAGAGCGTAGCCGCATGGGTGTACGTTATTCAGAACTACTCGCATTTATTATTGCGGCAATTTAAAGGAGAATAAACAATGGCACACACATGGACTGTATCAGCAATGGATTACACCGTTTCACAAGACGGACACACTAACGTAGTCAACACCGTACACTGGCGTTGCTCTAAAGAGGACGGAGATAACTCTGGCTCAACCTATGGCACTGTGGGGCTTGAGGCTCCGGGTGAGTCATTTGTTGAGTGGGCTGATGTTACTGAAGACACGGCTGTTGGTTGGGCTAAGGCGGCTTTGGGTGACGATCAAGTAGCCGCTGTTGAAGCCGCTATTGACGCACAGATTGCTGAACTTGCTACACCTTCAACCGGCACTGGTGTTTCTTGGTAAGCTAATGAATGGATCCTCTTTCTTTAATTGCTATGGCGTCTACAACCTTCAAGGGTGTACAGACGCTTGTAAACAAAGGTGCTGAGATTGAGCACGTTGCTCAGAAGTTAGGGCAGTGGTACAGCTTTGCGTCTGATATTAAAGAAGCTGAAAAAGAAGCTGAAAACCCCGGCATATTTAAAAAACTTTTTGACGGAAACACAGTAGAGCAACAAGCTTTAAATAGTGTTATAGCAAAAAAGAAATTAGAGGAACAAGAAAAACAAATTAGAGAATTAATTGTTTGGTCTTATGGCGTAGAAACCTATCAAGAAATGATAATGTTACGTCGAAAAATTAAAGCAACTAGACAAGAAGCAATATACAAACAGCGCAAAAGACAGCGAATGCTATTAGATACTTTTTTCTTATCTATAGCTTGTGTCGTAACAGCCGGTATTGTTTACGGCACAATGATTATCATAAGGAGTGTTTAATGGCTGTTGTACCAGAGAATGAGCCACGTTTACAGCGCATAGAAGAAAAGCTAGATAAATTAGCTGATACTATATCTCAATTTGCACGTATAGAGGAGCGTATGTCTTCTGTTTTTAAAAGGCTTGATCGACATGAAAAACGATTAGATGATCAAGAAGAAGATATAAAAGAATTAAATAACGCTGTCTTGTTGAATACTAAAACATCTAGTAATATAGAAAGAATGTTTTGGTTATGTGTAACTGCTGGCGCATCTTTGGCTGTTTATTTTATAAAATAAAAGGAGTTTATATGAAATATTTAAGTTTGTTTTTATTGTTACCTGCTTTAGTTTTTGGAGCTACTGTTATTAATTATGATGATGGATCTACGTACACCCTAGAAGACAACCAAGAAATCTACATCAGTACGCCTAGTAGCTCTCTATTCAAGCGACAGCTAATGAAAAACAAAGACACGTTCTTTCGTGTACAAAAACCGTGGACTAAACGTGACTACGTAGAACAACCACAAGATCCTTTTGCCGTAGGATCACATCAGTGGTGTAAGACTTACGTGCCGTGGAGCGAAGGTTATACATTTGATATGCAGGCTTGGGGCCGTTTCTGTGACACCGATAACGACGGTAAGTACGGCTGTGGTGACAATCAGTTTGATAACTCAGAAGACGCTGGCGTTTGTAACTAGTATGGCTTGGCAGGCTTTAATATCTCCGATAACAAATTTGGTTGGTGGTTATCTTAACAACAAGCATGAGCAAGCTCAAGCAAAGCATCACGCTAAACTACAAGTTATTCAGAATGACGCTGATTGGGAATCTAAGATGGCTGATGCGTCAGCTAATAGCTGGAAAGACGAGTGGTTTGCTCTCTTGTTATCGGCTCCTATTGTTGCTGTTATGTACGGTGTTGGTGTTAATGATCTTACTGTTATGGACAGGGTGCATGATGCTTTTAATGCCTTGGGTAATCTTCCAGAATGGTATCAGTACCTCCTTTTTGTCGCCGTAACAAGCTCATTTGGTATAAAAGGTGCTGATAAACTTATGAAGCTAAGAAAGCAATGACACCCGAAGAGCTAGACAAGTGGCGAGTAGTACCACGGCTCTTAATGCTGGCTATGCTTGTTATGACCTATCGTGTTGTTGAGTGGTTTATGGGAATCCCAACACCTACGTTAGAACAGGCAGGCTTAGTCAGTGTGATGACGGGAGCCTTAACAGGAGCCTTTGGATTATTTTTAGGCACTGGTAGAAAAGAATGAATTATTTTACAGAAGAAGAATTAAGCTGTCAGCACTGTGGTGCGTATAAATTTGATGTAGAATTTTTAAAGGTTTTAAATAACATAAGACAAGAATGTAATTTTCCTTTTGTTATTAGTTCTGGTTATAGATGTATTGAACATCCTATAGAGGCTTCTAAAGGTCGCGTAGGAGCACATACAACAGGCTGTGCAGTTGATATAGCTGTAAGAGGAGATAAAGCTTTAAAGGTTCTTGAAGTTGCTATAGCGCATGGCGTTAAACGCATAGGGATAAATCAGAAAGGCAAAGGACGTTTTATACATTTGGATATGGCAGAAGATGAGTTTTCTTCACCTGCTATTTGGTCGTACTGAGGAAATATAAATGGCTCGACAAAAAACAAAAAATCGTAGGAAGAAGTATACTTCTGGAGGCGTTCGTAAGCCAAGGCGTGTGCAAAAGTATTCTGGGGGTATGCCTAATGTTCTTTATGATGATGCAGGCAAACCTTATATTTTAAATCCAGACGGATCAAAAAACTATATAAATACTTCTGGCGGTACTGCAAAGCCAATTACAGGCTCCAAAACAAGCGGCAGTTATGTTCCACGCCTTGATGATTTTAATCCGGAAGACTATGCCACTATGACTGAGGCAGAGCGTCTTGCGGAATTGATGGATAGAGGCCAAACAGAAGAAGAAGCACGAGCCAACCAAACACAATCTTTAGACAGAGGCTATGATATTAATCAAGATGGTGTTGTATCTGATCAAGAGTATGCGGCTTTAAGAGATGCCCAAAAAACTAAGCGGGCTGGTGAGGCGGGTTTTGATCCTGCTAAGTTTACTTCTACAGAAAGAGGATCTATTGGTTATGATCCGTCAGCAGGCTTTACTACTAAAAAGCCCGTGAAACCAGTTATTGAAAAAACTCCGCATATTGAATACGAAACAATTGACTCTAAACCTATTCCTGAAGAAGCAATTTTAGACGAAGATAAAGTGTTTATAAAAGACCCGCCCCCGTCAGAACCAGATAATGAAGTAGAAGAAAATGATGATGATCGTCGCGTGACGGCTAGGCGTGGTGGGAGAAGACGTAGAGCGCCACAAGTTACAAACGTAGAAACTTCTAGACCTGTGGGCAAACCAAAGGCGACAAAAGTACCTACTAAAATTCCTGTGAGGGTTCCAGAGCCAGAATTTACTACTGGAGGTATTAGGCCTTCACGAAACATTGCGCCTCAAGCTCCTGTAGAACAGGCTATAGAAGTTGTTGAAGATGCACCAATGCCTAACATTGCGCCTCCAGCGCCTCAACAACCAATCAATGTACCTACTGCTCAAGAATTAACTACGCAAGAAATGCCTGACCCCGTTAGAAAAGTTGCACCACCACAAATTAAACAGTCTACGCCTTCTTCACAACAAGCGCCAGTACAAACACAAACTCGTACACCACCGGCGGAGGCAGTATTGGACACAACAACTAATTTTGTTTCTGCGCCTGTTCAAACTCAACCTGTACGTAGCGGGCCTACACCTCCAACAGCCGTTAATCAGCCTGCGCCAACAATAGATGATACTCCTACACAAAGGACTGTTTCTTCTACAGACGCTCAAACAGGAACAGTAACAGAAGCTCAACAGCCTGAAGATGTGGACGCAAACCTTATTGAAGATGTTGTAACAGTTTCTGATGACGTTCAAGACGTAGCAGATGTTGACGGTGAACTCAGTGAGGGGGCTACTGCAACTATCGAAGATCAAGAGCTTACTGAAAGAGCGCAAGCGGCTGAAAGAGATAGAGAAGCGGAGGAAGCCGCATTAGCTGAAGAAACAGACTACAACATTTCTGATGGTGCTTTTGTAGATCCTGTAACTGGTAAGGTTGCAACGGTTGCAGAAACTCCAGAAGCTGAAGCACAACAAAGAGAGGCTATTACAGGAACTCCTGCTACAGATGGTCAAGCCGCTCAAATTGTTGGTACAGTAGGCTATGAAGCCGCAAAGATGCGTACAGTCAAAGGAACTGCCGCTAAAGGTGCGGCGGCTGATATGGTTGCAGAGGTTGGTCAACTTCCTCCAGAGTTAACTAAAACTATTGTAGAAGATCCTGCAAGTGTAGAAGCCGCTATAGATGAACAACCTGTTGAAGTCCGAGCGGCTGTTGCGGCAATGCCTACAGAAGCTTTGGTATCTTCTCAAATGGAAACACTTCTTGCAGGTCTTGAAGATGGTGAGACTCCTGTATGGGCTAGAGCCGCTGTTGCCGCAGTAGAACAAAAAATGGCGGCAAGAGGTATGACAGCCTCTAACGTAGCTAGAGATTCTTTGTTTAATGCAATTATTCAAAGCGCTATGCCTATCGCACAGTCTAATGCACAGGCACTACAGCAGAGGGCCGCTCAGAATCTTTCAAACGAGCAACAGGCCAATGTAGCTCAAGCTAATCTAGATGCACAACGAAGACTACAAAACAACGCTAATAGCCAAACAGCGGGCTCTCAAACGGCTCAGATGGCCCAGCAGATGGCTACAATGCAAAGTCAGTTTGCTCAAGACACAATGATTACTTCTGCGGCTCAATCGCAACAGATGCGAATGCAGAATCTTCAAAATCAACAGCAAGCCGCTGTTCAAAAATCTCAGCAAGAGCAACAAATGAATCTTGCTAATCTGGGAAATGAACAGCAAACAGAAATGGCTAATCTTAGTTTTGAGTTCCAGACTAATAAAGAGAATATGTCTGCTGAGAATGTTCAACGTATGCAAACTATGCAAGTAGCCGCTGACTTTTTAGCTAAGAATGCTGGCTTTAAACAACAAATGGAATTAGCTAATCTTAGTAATGAACAACAGATGGAGCTTGCTAATCTTTCGGCTCTAAATCAAGCATCTTCAGAAAACCTGTCAGCCGCACAGCAAACACAGACTTGCTAATTTAAATAGTCGTATGCAAACAAATCTTTTGCAGGGACAGATTGCTTCTCAAATGAATGTTGCACAGCTTAATGCTGATCAACAACGAGCAGTTCAAAATGCGGCTATGGTGTCTAACGTATGGACATGGCTAAGTTTAACGCTGATCAGCAAGTTGAATTAGCTAATAGTAAGTTTATGCAAACTATGACGATGACTGATTTTAATGCAGAACAGCAAGCGGCTATGCAAAACGCTACAGCTTTAGCATCTTTAGATCTTGCAAATGCTGATAATCGTACAAAACTAGCGGCTCAGAATGCTCAAGCTTTTTTACAGATGGATATGGCAAACTTTAATGCTGATCAACAATCAGCAATTATGAATGCTCAAAACCAACAACAGGCTTTGTTATCTGATCAGTCTATGCAGAATGCCGCAAAGCAGTTTAATGCTCAGAGTCAAAATCAAGTAGATCAATTTAATGCTTCTATGGCGGCACAAATCTCTCAGTTTAATTCTCAACAGTTAAATGCAATGTCACAGTTTAATGCTGGTCAGGTTAATTCTATGACTTCTCTTGATAAGCAGTTGGCTAATCAGTTTGATATTGCAAGTTTAGATGCTTCAACACGTAAAGGTATTGCACAGCTACAGTCTCAAACGCAAATTCAAACTACTGGTATGCAGACTGCCGCTCAAATACAATCTACTCAGATAGGTGCAGACGCAACTATTTCTGCGGCTAACATTAGGGCGTCTTCTGCGGCATCAATTGCTAATGCTCAGATATCCGCAAACCGTGAACAGTTTAATGCACAGAATGCCTTTATCGCTTCTCAATCTGCTATTGAGTATGATCGTAAAACAGCAATGATGAATACAGCCGCTGAAAATGAAATGAATAAGCTTAATGCCCAGCAAAACTTTCAGCTAACAGCAATGAGCTATGAATCAGACCTTCTTGCGGCTAGAGATGAGGCGGCATATTTAAGAACATCTTTTGAAAATGATAAGGCATTAAACACACAGCTTTACATTGCGGCTATTGGAAATGAGACAGCCGCTAGTAATGAATCAAGTACTACAATATCGAACCTGATGAGTCTTGTTTCAGGTGTAATGAGTGGAGGAGATTAATCACAATGGGATTCTTTAAAAAGATTTTTAAGGGTATTAAGAAAGTTTTCAAAAAAATAGGGAAAGGTATTAAAAGTGCCTTTAAGAAAGTCGGTAAGTTCATGGGCAAGATTGGCATTGTAGGTCAATTAGGTCTGGCACTTATTATGCCCTATGCGCTACCGGCACTAGGAGGACTAGCCACCGGAATGATGGGAACACAATTAGGTGGAGCATTGGGCGCTGTTGTTAAAGGCGCTGGACACTTTCTTAATGCCGCAGTAAAGGTAGGTACTCGTGTTGGTACAGCCTTTAAGTCTGTTACTTCTGCTGTTACAGATACTATTGGAAACATGGTAGGCGCTACAATTAATAGTCTTCCGGGTGGACAACAGTTTGGAACTTTTATGAAAGACCTTACAGCCGGTAAAATAGATATTACAGAATTGAATTTTGATACGGCTTGGTCAAAAACTCAAGACGCTTGGCGCACAGCAGGCTCTGATTTAGGACAGTTGTTTTCTAAATCAACAATTGATTCTAGTATGAATAAGTTTGGCATACAGGCAAATTTAGAAGAGAGCGTTGGTAAAACATTTAGCCCAGACGCAGTTGAGATTGCTGGGCCGACGCAGGATGGCTCTTTGTTGCAGGCCGAAGCTTTAGGGCCACAGCAAATAACTTATGATCCGGTCACAGGCCAGCGGTCTTTTGTTTCACAAGGTCTAGATATTACAGATCCAGATAACTTTAGTCTTACTGAGCGAATGGGATTAGGTACTCCCGACAAAATGTATAGTGCTACAGGCAATTTGCCTTTGGGACTAGACGAGGGCGTGTTTACAGTTGAAGGGGTGCGACCTACATTCCAAGCTCCTTCTTTAATGTCTCCACCAGCACCGACAGCTTCAGGGCCGGTTGCTTTTGAAACTATGCAACTAGATCCCAGTAATGTAGGTGTTAGTATGGAATCAACCACACAAAATATAATTGATAGTGGTGGTTATCAGGCTCCTAAATTAGATACTTCTATGGTCTTAGACACTACAACCAAATCTTTAGGCACTAAAGCTAGAGACGCTTTAGCAGGAAAAGGTATTGAATTAACTAAAGCAGGCGGTCTTTCTTTAGCTCAAGAGTATGTAGATGCAAAATCGTTAGCACAACAACAACAGGATTATTATGATAGTCTACAAAATTCTTCTCAACCTTTTATTGATTATAGTGCTATGCAAACATCACCTATTCAAAGTTCTCCCGGTCTTTCTACTTCAAACTTAACGCCAATGGCAGGCTTTGATTACTTTGCTCAAATCCAAGATGATATTTTAAATTCAAACTACAGCAATATATATGCTCAAGGATATTATGGTTCGGCTGGACTACAGGCCGGGCTTGCCCAAGCATATGAGGAACTGGCGGCATGAACCAAGATATTCTAGACATCAACTTACAACGGAAGTTCCCTATTCCGGGGATTAGTCTGACTACAGATCCAGAAAACCCTGCGCCACACGATAGGCCACCACAGTTTTCAAACCTTCATAAAGCTTTGAATTATATTTTTGAAAATGCTATTCAAGAAGAAAACTATTCTCAGTTTATTAAGTTGATGGCTGATGGTTTTCCACTTATGGAAGTTGTTCAGACTGTTTTGTTTAGTGGCTTCTACGAAGGCAAGTGGAATTTTTCCTTAATGCAACTTCTTATTGAGCCTACAGCATATATCTTTTTAGCTTTTTGTGAAAGGGCTGACATAGACCCCACATTCTTTAGGGATGATATGGAAGATGATCTAGATGAAGAAGAAACTATAGGCTCATCTTTTGCAGAAGTAAAAGGCCGACAAGTTCAGACAGATATGGAACAAGCTAAAACAGCTATGCCTTCATTAGATAAACAAATGCAGGCAAAGTTAGAAGCTATTCCGCAAGAACAAATAAATAGTTTATTATCACAACCGGCAGGAGAGCAAGCACCTCCACCGCCCCCAAGTAATCAAGGTGAACAATAATGGCAGAATTTGATTTAACTAAAAGCCCACTAGTTAATGCTCCAGCTTTGTTAGCAGACGCTCGACAAAACCGTAGGGGGAGAGAGAAAACCGCCGATAAAAATATGCTTTTAAATCTTACTGGTCAAGTTATTGGTAATGTTTTACAGGGGCGACAAGTAGAAAAATATAATAAGTTTATGAACCAAAAAAGTGTTTTGGACGAAAGAGCTATTGTACGCTCTGCTGTTGATAACGCACAAAGGGTTGCAGAACGGGCTAGAACAGCGGCAAGTTATACTGGCGGCAAAGAAGCTTTTTTTCGTGAAGAGCTTTTTCAACTTTATAAAGCTAAGTTAGATACCAATTTAGGTAAGGATGGTCAAAATTATAATCAAGCCGATGTAGATAGTTTAGCTAAGAAAATGGCGTCTGAGTCTATTGGTGAATATATAAACGCCTTTGATAGCCAATTAGAGGCATCCCAGAATGTACTTAGCACTACAGGTGGAGATCGTCTAGCATACGCTAAGTCTCTTAGAGAGGCTTCTGGTGTTGATGCAGGTGTAATGGGTAGAGGTTTAAGAAAACTAACATCTTATTTTTTAGACGAAGATGATCGTAATACAGACGGGGCTGTTTACCGTAGTGTTACATCGTCACAAATTTATAAGGCTTCTCAAGAATTTAAAGAAACTTTTGATAAATATTATACACAAACAGGAAGTGCTTTAGTAGCAGACAAAGTAACAGAATGGGAAACTGATCCAGAGAATAAAGCAAAGTTAAGGAAGCTTACGTTAAAAAGCGAATTTAAAGATTTTAAACTACCTAACGGTACTACCGTAACTGCTATTGTCGAACAAAGTCCTGATGGTAGTGCTGTAAAGATAAGGCCGATTACAGATCTTACAGATTTTATGTCTCCTGAAACTGCACAACCTTTTGGTGGCACTGGTTTGAGGGGAGATGAGGCGGCTACTTATGTTGCTCAGGCGCAGGGCGTTGTTGATGATGATACCCGAAAAAAATTAAGTACTTTTATAGAGGGCAGACAAGTTGAGGGTAACACAAAAATTAATAATGCTTTTACGGATGAGTTAGCAAGTACCATGAACCAGTTTGAAACGGGCCTGCGTAATTCTTATTCTGATACTTCCGTCATAACTGATGAGCGGATAAAGTCTATTGCGGCAAGGGCTATTTTAATTGATGTAGAAAATAATGATAATAGATTTAGATTATCTAAAAGCAACGCAATACAGCGGTTTACAACTGATAATCCTATACTGACTCTTATGGCGGCTACCGAAGAATATGACGGTGTAGAAAATATTCCAGAAGAGTTTAGAGTTCAAATAGATGAACGTATGCAGGTCTTTCTGGAACAACAACTGCCTGCGGCTACAAGTCCTGCACGTATAGAAGAGACTATTGATTTTGTACAAAAAACGGATATTGCCGATGCTAGGGTTGGAAAAACGCCAATCCTAGAAGCCCTAGAAATAGCAAGAGCGCAGGCTGAATCTAGACTAGCATTTAAAAACAAGCAGGCTATAGGAGAAATTCCTGAAAAGATGTCTTTCAACGAATATCTGCAAAACAATGCAGAGGCTCTAGCAGAAATGAATGCTAATATCAGAAAAACTGAAAGGGAGAAAGAAAGGCAGTTCTTTATTGATGCCGCCCCCACAAATAAAACGCTGATGCGCGGCCCCTACTAAGAGTATTTTAAATGTATAAACCCACCACACTAGACGATTATATTGCTGAGTCTGTAGAAAAGCCAAAAGAAAAACAAGAAGACTACTCTCAATACTTCTTAGACTTTGGTAAGTTTAGGATGTCTAATGAAAGACCATCTTATACTGTTACAGACTTTAGAGAAGATCCAGCAACCCTACAAAACTTTGAGGTTGTTATGGATTATTTATCTAATAATCCCAGCTTTATGAGTGCGCTTGATCCAGCCACATCTAGAAATGATGATGATCCCGTAGAGTTTTTGCGTGATGATGTCTTTAGAATTTCTTCTGCGGCATCTAAGGCTATAGCATTATCTGATGCGCCCGATGAAGTTAAGCGGGCTTATGCAAACCTAAGAACAAAGTTTGACGAATCTGAAGTCTATGGCATGAAAGAGCAGTTGAACCGAATTGCTGACTATGGCACTGATGCTATCTTTAACTACGAGAATGCCGCATATATAGGTGCTGGTATTTTAGGTGGCGCGGCTTCTGGAGGTGCTGGCACTGTAGCCGCATACCTATCTAGAATAGGTGCAGGTAAGGCGGCTGGACAGGCTCTGAAGCTTGCAACAAAGGTTAGTCGTTTGCCCCAGACATTACAAAAGCCGGGAGCAGTGGCGGCATATACAGGAGCTTTTGGAGCGGGTTCAGATATAGCTACACAAAGTTTAGAAACAACTACTGGTTTAAGGGAAGAATATAGCCCAATACAAACTGCTTTAGCAACAGGACTTAGCGCGGCGGGTGGTTATGGTTTGGCTAAAGTAGGCGCAAAATTCCTACCAGTTGAGGAGAAGGCATCTATACCAGCACAGCTATTTGCAAACTCTCTAAGGGAGCTTGTAGATACCCCCGGAGAGAACTTTAGGCAGAGCGTAGCCAACCTAGTACAGTCAAGGGTGGATGCTCCTAAGAACTTTAGGCTTGCAATACAAAAGGCTTTAGGAGAACCCGACCCGTCACAGAAAATAAAAGAACTGCTTGAGTCTGAGGTTGTTAGAAATCAAACACTTCAAAACTTAGAAGATGCTATTAATGGTGTCTTGAAAGAGCAGTCTGGTGCTAGTAAAGCCGCTATCAACTTTGAAAATATATTATCTGCCACAATAAAAAATGTTCAGCAAACAAAAGGTGATGAGGTTGCTGACATACCAGAGCTACGAAGCCTTGTAGAAAATCTAGGTGGTGGAGATGCGACATACGAAAAGCTTGTTGATGATGCTATTGCGGCGGCGTCACGGGGTGCTGATGAGCAAACGGTAAAAAGTGATCTTCTTTATAGCCTAGAAAAAGGACTGTCCCGGTTTACTTCTTATTATCTTTTTGGAAAAGCCGCTGGTTTTCTTACACCCTATTCTAAAATCTCTCCGACTGCAAAGCTATTACAAGAGAAAGTTAGTAATGAGTTTGCTTTAGGAACAGATCCAACTAAAGGCATATTTGGTCAACAAGGGCAAAAATTAATTCAAGAGGACTTTGCAGAAGCCCAAAGAGATATCACAGGCTCTTTCTTTAGAGAATATATACGGGCTGTATTACCACTATCGTCTAAGAAATTTGATGTCAACATAGAGCAAGTCAACGACCAGCTATCTCTGGCTATGCGAGGAATGGCTTCTGATGATGAGGCAATAAACAAATCTGCTCTGAGTATTAAAAATATTTACAGGGTTGCCGGTGAACAGCTACATAGAGAAGGGCTCATTGACAATGTTGTAGATAATTATATACCTCGACAATGGAGAAGATCTGCTATTGAAGCCGACAGGGATGGGTTTGGTCAACTACTTATAAATGCTGGTGAAGCAGAGAACATGAAGGATGCAAGACGTATTGTCTCTGAAATGTTAAACAAAAATAATCAGCTTTCTTCTGGTTCCAGCGGTTTCTTTTTTAGTACGCACAGAACATTCAATAAGATAACAGATGATTCTAAGTTTGAAAAGTTTTTAAATACAGATGTACAGCAAACATTTTTTAACTATATGACTCAGGCTGGTATGGGACTCGCAAAGCGTAGGGTTTTTGGTATAAAGAATTTATCAGAGTTTGAAGATAAGTGGATTACGCCCATACGCCAAGAAGTAGTTGATGGTGGTGGTACTTGGGCTGACTCTGGAGCAGATGCAAGGCGCTTGGCTGATCTCTATAAAACAATTACGGGAGAAGGCGCTGAATCAGCAGGAGATGTTAATCAGTTTACTCAGCTTGTCCAGAGATTCGCTTTACTACCTCTTGCCACACTGTCAAGTTTTACAGAGATTATGTTGAACTTTGGTGTTGCAGGAGGCGCGACAATAGATGGTTTCAAGGCCGCTTGGAAGATGTCAGGTGCAAAGAACAAAGCCGATATTGATGACTTTTTAAATGCTCATAATACCGGCATGAAGACAATGACTGAAGATGCACATAAGAAGTTGATTGATGATTTTGGTTTGACGCCTGAAGAAGCTTGGCACGAGATGCAAGAGTTTGGTCTTGTGATGGAGCAACAACTAGAGTCTATGGCTGATCGCTTGGCAGGAGATATGGTATCTAGTTCTGGTATGCAACAAGCCAGCAATAAGTTTTTTAGGGTTACGCTTCTAGACCAGTGGACAAAGTTTGTACAGAACGTGTCCTTTCAAACAGGCAAGCGACATATTTCTAATCTTGTTGATGATGTTGTAAAGCACGGCGATGCAAAGATAACTAGAAGGATGCAAAGTAAGCTTGATGATCTTGCAGAGTTTGGTGTGGATATTAAAGATGCTAAGGCATGGGTTGATGGTGGTAGGAATATTGAAGATCCTTTCTATCAGCAAATTACTAAGGGTGCGGCAAGGTACACAAACCAACTTATTCTTCAGCCTACGCGGATGTCTGGACTAAAGCCTAGAGCGCACACAACGCCCACTGGCAGTCTTATATTTCAATTGATGGGATACCCTACTGCTTTTTCCAACAACATTTTAAAGCGTGGTGCTAAGAGGTTGATTCGTGATAAAGACATTGCGGCTGAAAAACTTGTACCTACTGCACTGGCTATGACAGCGGTTGCAGGAGCCACTAACTATATGCGAACAAGGGGTGAAGGATTTAAGGATAAAGAACCTATGGAAGTAGGCTTTGACGCTTTAATCCGTTGGGGTGGTAGCGGTATCTTGTTAGATCAAGTCAACAGAGCAAGAAAGAATACAGAATACATGGGCGCAATGGGAATACCTTTAGGCTTTGTGGGGCCGACATTCAACGATTTAGCAAGCGCGACTGCCTTTAGATCTCCAATCAGGACGCTAGGTACTAAAGTTCCGTTTTATGGACTTGGTAGGCCTATCCTTGGTGAAGAGACTATGAAAGATTATAAAAGCGCGCTCGGAAAAATGGATAGAGATTTTGTAGATGCCATAAAACCTGAGAAGGAAACAAGAAACTTTAAAAAGGGCGGTGAAGTTTTAGATGTTCCTAATGCTCCAGAAGAGCCTGACCAGCGAATAGATAAGATGACAGGGTTGCCTTACGATGAGCAAGCTGGAGAGGCTTTTGTAGACGTTGAAGAGCGTAGTCTATTGGGGAGAGTTAAGTAATGAGCCTAGCTAGTATGATTGCAAAACAAGTTGTAAAGGCTACTGGTGATATGTTTAAAGATACTGACATACAAAAGGCTATCAGTGCTCAAGTAGATGAGGTTGTAACCACTAAAGGTTTAGAAAGTAAAGACGGTCAGGACTATTTGCTTAGAATGACAAAGGCTATGGTCACTGATGATCCTAACTTTAAGGCTGATGTAAACTTAGACCCCAACCTTGGGATGTACTTGGAGGTAGAAAACAAACTCTTTTCTGGTAATCCAGATATGCGTGATGCTTATCATGCCGCAAAAATAAACAACGCTAAGTTACCAAGCAGAAATGTGATGCCTGCACCTCAAAGATTTTTTGACCCAGAAGACAAAGCCTTCAAGCCGTTCTTAGGTGATATGGGAGAGCAACCCGGAGGCAGATATCTTGAAATGGGTGGGGAAGGCCCAAAAGATATCACAGGAGAGTTTCCTCAAAGAGCTTTGATTGGCGTTACACCAGAAGGCAAGCCGGTCATGCAAGTCTCTAAGGCTTTGTTGGAGGGCGAAACACGCACAGATGGTAGAAAGATTAAGACCAATTTGTTTAAAAAGAAAGCAGGCTGGAGATGGACACAGGTTCCTAACGGGTTTAATCCTGAACCGCCCTCCAGTTTCCCGCTTGTTTCTGTTGAGGACGGTAAGCAACATTACTACACTCTTCAGGCAGAATTCCCTGAAGGCGTTGAGCTTACGAGATATGAAAAGTCTAAGTCTGAACCAAGACTAAGGCCAACAAAAAAGGGTAACGTACATCTAGGTAATAAGGTAGGTGAGATATCTGTTCGCGGCAAGAAACATCCTGTCTATGACAAAATTGAAGTCTATGGTTTGATAGGGGCTTCTACAGCCGGTATGCTGGCAGATGAAGATTATGAAAATCTTTTTACGGAAAGCATCGCCCCAAAACGCACAGCTAGTGCCGAAGGCGGGGCAGTCACTAGAAAAATTAAAAGCGGTGATACGCTTTCTAAAATCTCTAAAGAAACGGGAGTGAGTGTTTCTGATCTTGTTAAACTAAACAACATAGAAAACCCAGACTTTATTCGCGCTGGTGATACATTAGTTTTAGGAGCAGAAGCTAGACCTCAAGCTCAACCTGCTAGGCGTGAAGTAAGAAAGCCTGTACAGAGAGAAGAGCCAGAGCGCGTTGGTATAAGAGCGGCGGCGGCTAGAAGTACAAAAGCCGCGCCTACAGAAAGCCGAAGTCTTATGACAAGAAGCCGTCAGCGGCCTACTAGAGAGCGCACAGAAGCGCCTGCTAGTTTATTAACCTCCACCCCTATTAAAACTTTTGTGGCAGGTTTATTTTCTAGTCCTGTTTTAAAAGAAGATTTTTTAAGGGTTGATGAACACAATACTTTAAAAGGTCTTGCTAAAGGCGCTATAGATCGTGGTCGTACAGGGCTTTCTTATAAAGACTATAACAGGGACGCTGGCTCTAAGCTTGGATACAGTATGGAAACACCCACAGATATTGTAACTGATCCTTTTCAAGCTTTGAAATTTACTTTAGGTAAAGCAGAAATAGTTAGGGATGGTGATCGTGTTGTTGTTGCTGATGAATTTGATTTTAATAGCCCTGAAAATATTTCAGAAAAATCTTTAGTAGATAAAATTAAGTTCTTGGCAGATAGAACAGGTCAATATTTTTCGGATGATATTTCTGCATATGGTCTAGCGCACTCTGTTGGAGAAGTCTTTAACCCTCCTGCGAGCGGCCCGTCATTTAGAATTGGCTTAGGAAGCGCAAAAGATTTGGGAATAACTCGTGAGCAGTTTGATAATTTACCTACTCTAGCCGAATACAGTGATCGTTATGAGGGCCGAATAAAACAGCGTATGGCAAAGGGCGGCAAGATCGACAAGAAGAAGATGGCCTGTAACAAGCCTAAGCGCACAGCCAGCCACCCTAAAAAGTCTCACGTTGTCAAAGCCTGCAAAGACGGTAAAGAAAAGATAATCCGTTTTGGTGAGCAAGGTGCTAAGACTGCTGGCAAGCCAAAGGCTGGTGAATCTAAGCGTATGAAAGCCAAGCGCAAGAGCTTCAAAGGCCCGTCACAGAAAGAACATCAAGCGTGGCAATATGTCAGCGGCTTACTGGGCTGATAAGGTCAAGTGGTAACGATACACAAAGTTGTATGGCACGATGCCTCTGGAGGTGCTAACACAGGCTGGAGAGACATTAGCGAACTAAAACAAATCACAACCGCCATAGCAGTTTCATGCGGAATAGTAATACACGAAGACGATGACATAATAATTATATGTCCTCATATGCTTTTAGAAGATGGTAAGCCTGTACAGGGTGATGCAGAACTGGCAATCCCAAAGGCTTGGATAATTTCAAATGAGAAGATGTTAGGCTTTCCACCGGGAGATTAAAATGAGTAAGCAACTTGTAAATATATTTACTAACCCAATGTCTGGGCTTATTGGAGCGGCTATACAACGCTCTCCAGCAGGCATGGTTTATGGAGCCGCTAATGTAGCAACCAAGGCTATTACAGGAAAAACAATACCACAACACGCTGTTACTGCCGCACAGAACGCGGCTAATCAACCGCCCAACCCTAACTCAAACAAAGGGCAAAGTAATCCAGCTTTAGCAGAACAAAAAATGATAAGGGGTGCGGCTGTCCAAGATCTAGAAAGGCTTTCGTCAGCTAATCCTAACCTCTCTCGCGGAGACTTTGATCGTACAGCTAGAGCTAAAGGTGGTAAAGTTTCTTATAAGTCTATATCAGATATGGAACATGGCTAATGCAAAGTATTTTTGATTTAGATCGTGACCCTTTTAAAAAGGGCGGCAAAGCAAAAAAGAAAAGTAAAGTTAACGAAGCAGGTAACTACACTAAGCCGACAATGCGTAAACGCTTATTTGAAAAGATTAAAGCGGGTAGCAAAGGGGGTAAGCCGGGGCAGTGGTCTGCACGTAAAGCACAGATGCTTGCTAAACAATACAAAGAAAAAGGCGGCGGTTATAAATGAAAAAATCTCAAAAGTCTTTAGCTGATTGGACAAAAGAAGATTGGGGTACTAAGTCTGGTAAGCCTTCAACACAGGGGTCAAAGGCTACAGGAGAACGCTATCTTCCTAAGAGTGCTAGAGATTCTTTATCTTCAGCGGAGTATGCGGCTACTTCCGCAAAGAAAAGAGAAGACACAAAAAAAGGCAAGCAATTTTCAAAGCAACCTAAAAAGATTGCAAAGAAAACTGCTCGCCACAGGGCTAATACAGGCGGTTTAATTACATCTGCAATGGATGTCAGCAAACCCTGTTAATAGCATCTAGCTCTGACTCTAATTTAACGTGTATATCCCCCGTAATTTCTTTAAAGGATCTAATAGCCGCACGAATTAATACTTGAGCTTCTTCTTCCTTGAAGGCTTTTGGTATATGTTCATCCGGTAATTCAGTTTGCTCAGTCATTATCAAGCCTTCTGAATCTACTAGTACACGGAAGCCTATTATTGTTGCATCTTTTAACGGCATCAGAGTTCGCAAGCCCCACCAACACAGGCTAGTGTTTGGGCTCCTTCAGTAAAATCATCAGCCTCATTAAGATTCCAATCAAACTCTGTTGGAAATCCTTCAACCATTTCATTGTATTGCTCTTCTGTTATTTGCTCATATGGTGCTTGAGCATAGCTGTGTTCGTCATACGGTAAAAAAGATATACCTGATATATCATCAAAGTTGTTGTATACCCAATTACCGATCTCCAAAAACTCTGAGTCACGATAATATACAGTGATGCTAGGCTTGTGTTCACACCAATGCTTCTGGTACTTAGCCCACAACTCTAACTGTTCCATCCCTGTCTGCTCTGAGGCAAACACAGCGCTCTCTGGAGCCTTCTTAGGGAAGGAGAATACCTTAGTACTGGGTGAAAAACTATCCTTCTCACAAGGCACTCCAGCGTCTTCTAAGACAGCACACAGGGGGTCACGCATGTCTGCTCTAACACGACGAATATAATATGGTGCATAGCGTCCGTGGATGCCTGATGCAGAATCAACTAACTGAGAGACTGTGCCGCTGGGCTTAACACAGGTAATGGCTGTACTCTGAGAAATACCTAAGCGTTCTGCCCACTCTTTATTTGTTTCAATAGCTATGTCACGTAAGTTTTCAAGCAGTCCATCAAGATCTTTGTTCTCAAGAGTAAGCAAAGGATTGTCAAGAATACCTGTAAGGCTTACTCCTAAGAGCGCCTCTTCTTGGGTGTTGGCTTTCCAGATTCCTCTGAGGTATCGGAAGTCCGTGAGGGTAGCTTGGAGAGTACCCAAGATAGTTGCAAGACGTACTTTTCTCCCAAGAGATCTAGCCGTATCTTCCGGTCTGACGACAACTTCTGAAAGGTTGCAAGTTTGGGATTTTCGTAATATAATTTCGGAACAGGGATTCGTACCGAAATCTCTTTCACTATCTCTTCTACCATTTCTTGAAGCTTGTTTTTGACTTGCGGCTCTACTGAAGATTCCTCGTTCTCCACTTTTTGATTCATAAAGACTTCTCCATTCATCTAAAAATAATTCAAAAGAAGGCTTGCTATTATAACAAGCACTGTTATTTGCAAGGCCACGCTGTGCCTCAGTATTATACCATGCTCCATGCTTTGCTTGTCGTAGTGCATCGTCTGATAAATCAGATAAACTAATTAAAGCTGATCGTCTGACTCCTCCGACGACGACGATTTGAGCAATCTTACAGCAAAGATCGTGGCATTCAAGGGACGTAAGCTTTCGTCCAGCCGCTCCCGTAAATAATCTAACTGTAAATTTGAAGAGGTCGATAAGAGGTTCTGGGCCGCTTGCTCTACCTCCAAAAGTTTTGAGCGAGGAACCCGCAGGTCGAACTCTAGTTGTGTCCCATTCTGGTATTTGACCTGAATATAACAACGATACCAATTCCCTAAACGATTTCGCCCATCCAACTTTTGAATCCGGTACGTGTATGACTGTATCTGTTGCATGAAAATCCTCTGCGATCTCTGGAAGTTTAGAAACGTATTGTTCTTCTACGCTATAACCAACACCTGTACCGCACATAAGAACATACATCATTTCATCAAAGCAACGCGGGCTGTCGATAGCAAGATAACTACAATTAAATCCTGCCATGTTATCACGATCTAATGCTTCACCAGCGGTCATCAAAGCCCTCATAGACGGCATGACCTCAAGATCGTGGATAGCTTTAAATATTTCTACACGCTCATCATCATTGAGTTTATCTCCCCAATATTTAATGTAGCGCGTTATTGTTTCTTTCCATGTTTCTCTACGCTCCTCACTTGGAAGGTATCGTGCGTAACGACTTTTGTGTATGTATTCTTGATAGGCGTCCAATGATATTACTCCTTTCTTTGGTGGTATATTTTGACCAGTTTGTTATTTCGTTTAGGCTCCTTCCACATCCAATGCACACCCCATCCCTAAGTGTACATACTTTTGTGCAAGGCGATTTCATTCTAACTCTTGCACATCATTCAAGTCATTTACATTTAGTTTATATTTATTTCTTTTCTTTATTGGTTTATATTTGCCGTCTACTTTTTCTTCGTATTTTTTTCTTTTGTGACGACTAAATTTTTCTAGGCGCTCTTGCTTTCGATCATTCATCATCACCCATGATCTCCCTCTTTGAAACATCTATCCAGCTTTCTGGAATACTATCTTCAGAAAACCATCTAAAACCTTTAGAAGAAGCCCACTCAGAATGGTTACGTCTTGTGCCATCCTTACGGCGCTTTGCTTGTGGCATAGGAGCATTGGGATCTGCAAATAAAAACACTAGCTCTATATCTTCTGGTAAAGCTTTAGCGATCCACACATACTTATTATATTCTTGATGATCCCAGAATCGACCTTTAGCTTCAAGATATATTTTCTTGCCATCTACTATGCGGATGAAGTCTGGATGATAGGTATGCTCGACAATATATTCTGCCTTTTCAGAATGAATCTTCCAATCATTGAGGATGCCTGAGTGTAGCTCATACTCCCAATTAGAATCATATCCACGAACAGGTGCTTTATCGACAGGCCGTTTGACACGCGCCTTCCTATACCCTTTTTTTATTTTTGGTTTCAATGTAATGTTGGTATCCCTTCAAAATGTAAATGTAATACAGTATACAACTCAAACAAGAGATCATCATCTATTGTTTCTTCGTCTGCTAACTGCTTGGCGCAGAAAAAAATTAACGCCTCTATTGTTAGTACTTTCATTTTAAGTCATTCATGCAGTAACTGTCTAGCTTTTTCTGTGGGTTTTGTCTAAGCTTTCTTTTTAATTTACGCTTAACCCAACGTGGCGAAAACACAGAATTTAAAATGGTGTGTTTGCTCCAGTAATAAGCATTCTCAGGAACATATTCTTTGTAGTTCTTGCGTACAATCTGAGAGGCTTGCTCTTCCGATATAACACTACTGAGCCATTCAAGAAAGATGTCAATTGTTTTTTGATTTATTTTTTTAGAAAGGCGTCGATTCATTAAACACCTCCTCAACTCTTGGCGCAACTTCTACGTGGGTCAGGTACGTCGGCCCATTAGAATATTTAAAAACTCTAAGCCCTGTACCATTGTTAGCATCTTTGTAGCATTCAAACTTATAAGCACAGTAATTACAGTTGCGATGTATTTTCATATTACCTTTCTTGCCTTCTGGCACAGACTCATAGCACCGTGGTGGAGGCGTAGCCAACTTCAAGGCTTTCTTTACAGTTTGTATTTGTTGGTCAATAGCAGGCTTGTCAAGCTCTTCTGGGCGATAAAGACATAGCTCCCCACTCTCTTTGTTAATAACAAGGAAGCCTCCCTCAGAAGACTTCTCAGCCTCCTCATAGCCTGCAAGCTGTGACATGTATCCGAAAGGATCGTCTTCAGCTAGGCGACCCTCACGGAATTTATTGAATGCAAACTTAGATGCAGTCTTTACATCAACCACTTCACCATCAATCTTACAATCAATGTGGCCTTTAATACCTTTGACTGTAATTTCTTTTTGCTCGTCAGTGACATTGTGTCCTGCGGCACGAACAAGCATCAAAAGAATTTCTTCTAGGATGTGACCATAAAGAAACTTTATCTGTAAAGATGGATGAGGCGTTGTGCTTTCTGTGGGTATATTCTGCTCATACCAAAGCTGTCTGGCAGGCCGACCAACATTAGACATACGCAGAGAGAACTCTGAGTTTCTTTCTGATGGTCTAGCCCAAGCCAGAAGGGAATCTTTGATACGTGATGCGGTCATGTCCAGATCTTCATCTGATAAATTAAATGCTTTGCCTTCAAATAACTTACCAAGCTGTCCATATATATCGTCAACTAATGTGTCAAGTTTCATTTTCTATGCCTTACGAATCGACACTTACGTGTCTTTGAATTGTAGTGTAGGTACTGCACACCAAGTTCTTTTTGAAGTGGAGTTTTTGCAGAGAGCCTGCCGTCTTTATAAGACTTAACATCTATCAAAGTGACCTTACCCTCTGGGTTTAGAGCAACAATATCCACTGGCCCTGTGCATCCACAGTTTTTAAATACATGATAACCATTGTCCCATAACCATGTAACGGCATAGTGTTCTGCTAAGTCACCGATCCTATTTGGTTCGTGCTGTACTTTCATTTTTTATTTTCCTTGTATTTATGGTGTCTTATAACTCTCGACCCATCTCGTTTATCCCCAGCATAAAAGATAAGTCCTAGTTTTGCCAACTCATTAGGTCTAGATGTTATAGAGCTAGGAGATATCTCAGGAAACCTTTTTGTCATATCTCTTATTGTAATCCCCCGCGCTCCTGCCTCTTCAATTAGGTCTAGAACAAACGCCCTAGTTTTTGCTAAGGGTGTTGAATAAGCGGCTTCCTTACTTGTGTTTGGATCATTTTTTCTATGCAGTTTGTGTGGGCTTAGATCATCAAAAATATTAAGCTGTTTCATATCAGTGTGTTTCACTCCAGTTATCTCCTAGCTTGTATTCACCATCAAGAGGACAAAATAATTCTAGTCCTACACCCGCTTGCTTTATTGCATCAACCCCCAGTTGTCCTGTTGAATCAGCCACAGATTCTTTTACTTCTAACTGCCATTCGTCGTGTACGTTGCAGACAAAGTGTGCGTCTAATGTATTGAGCCTGATTAGCTGATTAAGATTTACCATCGCCTGCTTCATGACGATAGCTCCTGCGCTTTGAAGCAGTGTGTTCAGTGCGGCGTGTTCAGAACGAACATATAACTTACGCCCATCTAGTCCTTTGAGGAAACCTTTTGAAGCCGCTCGTCCAACCCTGTCTTTAAGATGTTTAAATGCAGGGAGATTATCGAAGAAACGCTTTCTAAGTTTCGCACCATCACGCTTATTTCCTCCGACCACACTACCAAGTTTCTCATCTCCTGCTCCGTACAAGAGTGCATAGATAAATGTTTTCGCCTGATTTCTTGATTCAAGTCCTGCAAGCTTTTGGTTAGCTGAGTGTATGTCTCCGTGGAGTATTTCATTTTTGAAGTCCTCATCCTTCATATAGTGTGCAAGCATTCGTAACTCTAGACCGCTGGCATCAATACCTACTAGCTTATAGCCTTCTGGTACTGTCCAACAGGATCTACATTCTTTACCGTAAGGGGCAGAAAGATTTGGAACCTGTGCCATGTTAGGGCTGTTATGTGTCATACGTCCTGTGATAGTACCATTAGGATTTACAAAGCCTCTCACACGATCATCTTCATGCGTTGCCTTCAACCAAGATTTAACCTGTGCTATTCGTTTCTGAAGTAGAAGATACTCAGCAATCAGTGTAGCTTCAGGAATATTTTTAATCTTGCTGAGTGTTGACTCATCTACAATAGGCTGACCTGTAGGCGTAAATCTTTTTGGCTTCCAACCAAAGTCGATAAGATACTCGCCTATTTGTTTTCGTGACCCCAAGTTGAAGGGTACTTCTTCAATGCGAATAGCTTTACGCTTAGTGGCTATGTCTTCATACTCTTCTTGCGTTAGCCTGCTTTTCTTTGGCGAGCCTTCTATCTGCCCCATCTTAGAAAGCGCACCTGTCTTGGTGAAGTGCGGCAACAAGATAGTCTTTAGTTGCTTGGGCCTAAAAGATTTTTGAACCTCACGCTCTACTTCTTTTAGGCGGTCAGTCAATTCAGCCTCAAGTAAAGTTGCAGACCTGACATCAAGTAGAAAGCCACGTTCTCTTTGATCTGCAATAATCTTTAGTGCCTCATGTTCAAGAACAACAGACTGCCGACTAAAGCCACGAGACTCTGTTTTAAGATTGTTAAACATCTTAGCGTTGAGAACTGCATCATTCCTACAATAGTTCAACATTTCTGGAGAGTATTCTCCAAACTCTGTATGATCTATTTTCTGTAGGCCAATGCGATAACCCCAAGACTCTAGGCTATGACCACCCTCTCTTGTAGGATTAAACAAACGGGACAAGACAAGGGTATCAACAATTGCTCGCCCTTCTGTTAGATCTACGTTGTGTATTTTCTTGATGGCAGGAAGATCATAGCCAATAATGTTATGGCCTATCAGCTTCTCAGCAGTCGTAAGAAACGCAAGGCCATTAACAATCTCAGTAGGCCCAAAGGTTTTGGTTTCACCAGAGTCAGGATCGACTGCGGCAATACACCAAATCTTTGTAGGCTCTAAACTGTCTGCCTCAATATCAAATACTATGCTCTTCATAACTCAAGCTCATCCTGTTCTTCTATTTCCATAGCGATCTCGCTGAGTCTACCACTGTCTTTGTCATAAAACAAATGGGTAGCCAAGCCGACATCTCCTGTGTACCTAGACTTCAAGACCCTTACCTTTGTTGTACTGGCCTCAATAGGATCTTCTGATTGTTGGTTACGCTCTAAAGATATAACACAATCAGATAACTGAGCAATACTTTGTGAGCCGCGTAGATGATTGAGTCCTGTTTCAATACCATTTTCATGACCGCGATTACCATCAACTCTTCTAAGGTGTGACACAAGAATTAAACCTACGCCTGTCTCTTCAACAAGTGTTCTGAAGTTGTGCATTATAGAATCTATATTGCGACGTTCATCACCGTCTGTTGTCATCGACAATAACATATGCAAGTGATCAAATACTATCCACTTACATTCAAGCCCCATTGCCATAAAGCGTAGTTTAGAAAATACACTATCGACATCATTCATTCCAAGGTGAGCATGAACAAATACACGGTTCTTATTTTGACCGTCGTACAGAACATTAAAGAAATTATCTATTTCTTCTTCAGTGAACTCAGTACGAACACTATCAATATGTAGTTTGGCATTAGCTTCAATAGAAAGAATACCATCTACAGTTCGACGCCAATCTTCTTCAAGAGCTATGACACCTACCTTGTCGTTGGTGTTGGTGATAAGCCAGTGTTCAAGCTCACGAGTAACGCTAGACTTACCTAAGCCTGTACCGCCTGTCAGTGTGATTAATTCTCCTTGCCTCAATCCATCAAGCTTTGTATTAAGACCGCTCCAAGGATAGGGGATAGACTCTTTACGCTCACGCTTCTTGTAGTTCTCACGCTCTTCACTGACGTTTAGAATCCCAGACGGCGTGTAAAGTTTTGAAGCCCACCATGCAGTAACGTAAGCCTTGTGATGACCCAACTTGAGCATTTCGTTAGGGTCTTTGAACTCAGTAGGTAGTGTGAGTATCTTAGCTTTTCCGGGCTTGATAATACGCGCCACTTTCTTTGCGGCTTCTCGTCCCGGCTTGTCGTTGTCGAATGAAATGACCACCGTATCAAACGATTCAAGGAACTCAAGATTTTCTTGAACGTCCTTTGCCGCGCCTTGTGCTCCATTCTTAACAGATACGACGGGCCACTTACTACCAAGCAGTTCGTATGCCGCCATAGCATCACATTCACCTTCAGTGATCGTAATGTATTTGCCGCCCGACTGTGCCACTTGCTGACCAAAAAGCCCAGTTCCTTTAGGTGAGCCTGACCAAGTAAATGCTTTATTAGGATTGCGAACTTTTGTAGCGACTTCTTCATTGTTTATGTATACCGGATAGTGATGCTGAATAATATTACCTTTCTCATCTTTGACTGAACGAACACCAAACTTCTTTGCAGTCTCAAGAGAAATAGATCTATCGGTGAGTGCGTGATACACGCTGTTGGTGAATGAAGTATTATCGTTTGATCTTTTAAAGCTATTAAAGTCTGCCACGTTTCCTCCCATCGCAGATTCGTAATCTTTAAAAAAGGTTCCACAACTAAAACATTTTGCAGAACCATCTGAGTTTATGGAGACAGGATCACTGCCTCCACAACTTGGACAAGGCTTGTGATACTCCACAAATTCGCCCATGATTTACTCCTCCGTTTCATCATCCTCAACTATTGCATCATCAGAAAGAAACTCTTGCATCTTTTGGTGTAGTGCAACAGACGCCGCTTGATTAATGGTTACTTCTGTTTCCATCTTTTCAAGGCGGCTTTGAACTTCAGCTAGTAACATAAAAGTAGCCTGCCCTTCTGCTGAAGTTTTCTCAACGTCATAGACCTTATCGTCGTGTTTATATTGCCACATTACAACTCATCTCCATCATCATCTTCAATATCAAATTCAGAACCATCGGGGCTGGCATACTCAACAAGCTCTATAACTTGCATAGCTTGCAAGTCTAGACCTTTGTACAATGTGCCGTTCCAAGTAGACTCCCACTCTTTGTACTGCACCTTAACCTTTGAGCCATTACCAACTGCGACGTTCATAGGATTTTTATTCCTATCTAAAAGTTTAGGTGCTGTACGAACCATGCCGTTAGGCCCATCAACTTTTCGCTTAATCATAAGTGCTGGCCCCTCCTCCATATCCTTAACCGTAAAGCCTCGTGATCTGAAATCGTTTGCAACGTCCTCAGAAACAACAAGATTTACTTGATATGCTGGAGTATAAGTAGTGTTAGGTGTGGTAATAGAAGCCCACATTGCTACGCCTTCAACAAGTGCCATAATAAAAATCTCCTAAGATTTGTTAAACATAAAGTTAATATAACGAGGGATACAACTATACACATAATCAGTAGATAATTGTTCTTGCTCTTTACGAGCCTGAATTTTTATCCAACTAATCATATTCTGGACTGTGTTGGGGGACGGTAGGCTAGTACCTAACGACAAAATAAATGCCCGACACACAGCATCTTCAATATTAAACTCATCTTCCTCCATACTTTCTCCTATTCATAACTTCCGGTAAGGACAGTCATCTTAACAAGATCTAAAAGCAAATTAAACTTTTCCATTTCAACATCAGAAACTACTTTTAAATCTTCACCAGTATCAACAATCAAAATAAAAGGATACCTTAATATTTCTTCTTCTGAAGATTCTTCTAGTTTTGAAAGACCTTCAGAGACTTTTTCGTTTAAAGTTTTTTTCTTATCTTTACTAAAATTACCTTGTATAATCTTCAACGATTACCTCCAGAGCCTTTAATAACTCCACGGTCTACACGACTCTGAAGTTTAGATAGATTATAATTGGCAACTTCTGAGAAGTCAATACCATTATCACGTAATAACATGGCAAGATTCCACAAAACATCACCCGCCTCAGACACTATATCATGCCTGTCTATTTGTTTGTCATCGCCCCTCAAACGAGGCTTGATAAACAGGTCTGATAACTCAGCAGACTCTACCATTAAAGATGCAATAGGATAAAAATTATCTTCGTATAGGGCCGTTACAGATGCCCTAGTCTGATACTCATCAAAGGTCATACTAAACTCCAAATATTTTTCCGATTAAACCACCCAACAAAAGTACTGCCGCTATAGTATTAATCATTATTATAGCACGATCACGCCACATAAATCCTACAACAGCCCAGAGGGATGTACCTGCAAAACTTAAAAGCATATCATAGACTTGTAGCTCTGGAACCCCAGTGCTTCTTAAAGATATTGCAACCAATAACCATGCACTAGCAATCCATTTAAGATGCCAATCTAAAGTTCCTTTAGGTGTTGCGCTTTTTAATATTCTATTACTGTGTTTGATTTCTTCAATAGAATATTCTTTACCTTCATCCGATACAATGGTATCATTATTCATTTACTATGTCCTCAATTAACCAATCAAGATAGACACGGGCCTTTCGTAGATCCTCTACCCCATTCTTGTAACGAAACCTATGAAGATATTTATGGACATTCCCAGCACAGTAGTCACCAAAGCCATCACCCAATTGTTGTTTAATATAATCAATAGCCTCGACACCACCTTTATTATAATGCTCAGGCTTTGTTACAGGATTAGCGGTATGATTATCTTGAGGATGAAAAAGTTTTCCACAAGTTGTTTTTGGTTTAAAAATATTGTCCCATTCTTCTGGTGTTATATCATCAATACTCACGACGTACCTCCATATTTAATGTAATCACCTATCATAAAACCAATACTAAAAAAAACAATTATGGCTAACGCATACCAGTACTCAGGCATCGTAGCAATAAAATGTTTTACGCGCTCTTTGTCCATCGCATGGGCCTCCCCTTTTCTATCCAATCATGGAACTTAAAGTCATAATATTTTTTGTACGCTTTGATAGTATCAGTATCTTTGTACTCATCAGGCATACACTGAGGCGGCTCAACAAAACCAGAGACTTCAATGTTTTGTGGAGCTTTGCTCGTAAAGAACTTTAACTTGTTCCAGCTTTTATGACTGTGTTTGAAGCGGCTTTGAAACTCCATACTAAGGGCTTCAAAGTGTTCATACAACCATTGATAATGTTGTTTACTTTGCCTAGCCCAGACAGTGCTGGGATGATTGACATGGGCCGCAAGATAAAACTTGTCATCATATTTATCTAGCACCCAGCGTTTAGCTTTACGGCCTGAAGAAGATTGTCCGATCACCATTGTGCCATCAAGAACACGATGAGCCGTGGACAAAATCTGTGCAGTTTCAAGGGGCATCTTAACAATATGCTGATCACATTGCTCTTCAGCGGCCCTACGTGGACAGTCATCAAGATAAAAGATATTCATATCAATCTCCGTGATCACTCCAATGATAGTCAGCGTTACTTATCTCATCAGCAATAAGATCATATATATAATTACTATTGACCCAGCTAGTGATGTCAACTCCGCGTGTTTTAACTGATACAATTTCAACTAGATTCTCCTCATCACCATGCACAAGATACTCAATAGTTACATAGATAGACATCCACTCGCAGTCTAACTCTGCATCCATTACTTGATAACCATACATACTAGATGTACTCATTCCCAAACCCTCCGTTGATAAACAATATATGATTCAATAATGCCATCAGCCGATAACTTTTTTGCATCATCTCTTGCCATCTTTTCAGTTTTATACAGGTCAATAGAACTATCTCCTGCGACAGTATCAAAGTATTCCAATACCCAAATAACCAGCGACTCATTCTCCATCTTTAATCTCCTTCAGTCCACTAGAAAAAATACCGTGTAATACAAAGTCCATTTCCGCAGGAGAAAGTTGGGGCATTGCTACCCCAAGATCCTTGCGTCCTTTCTGCCAATCATCAAGCTCCTCAAGGGATGTGGGTAACTCCACAACCTTTGGATGATCGTCAGTTAAACAACAGATGAATCTAGTATGCGACATCCTTTAAAGCCTCCGCATCTTCCAAGTCTTTTAGTTTCTTACTAAGTTCAGCGATGGTGTCTTCCTGATTAGAAATTTTAAGCTCAAGCTCATCCATATAATTAATGACAGCCCTTTTATAAATTGTTGTAAACTGCTCATGACTTAAAGTATACATTAAATAATCTGAAATATTTAGGCCATGCTCAAAACAATAATCAACAATTTCTTCAAGAGTATAATTATTATCTTCGGCGGCACTAATGACATCAGCAAGATTATAAAAATTTATTTCTACTTCGTCACTAAAGTCACTAACATCTACATTTACACTGGCATAACCTGATATAAAAGGCATGAGAATATCTCCATAAGTTAATTAAATATTTACTGCACTTTGAAGAAAGTCATAATGTACTTTTGATACATGAAAACCATCTTCAAATTTCTTAGACTTGGTTGCTAGAAAACTGCACCAAGTATCCCATAAATTTTCTGTGCCGATGTCATGGCAGACCGACACATAATTAGAAATCTTCTTATCCTTCAATGCCTTAGACTTGATAGACTTAGAGAATGACAAGTCCTTCTTAGGAATATTGTACATCCGAATATTGTGTACGTCTATACACCCGACCAGCCCCGCAGTTAACTGACACATGAACCCAGCTTTAGCTAGACCAAGCCCGTCGATCTGTAAGAAAACATTCATCAAAGACAGCGCCCGTTCGTCATCAGACTTGGATGAGTTGAGCACTGCCAGATACTGTGAATAAATAAAATCTTTCTTGGACTTCAACGAGTCAAAGGTTTTGATCTTGTTACCCCAAATAAATCTAGAGTCACGCCCAAGTTTCTTTACATCTTTTAGCTGATCACCCACCGCATACCAAGGCTGTTGTATACTCAGTACCACCATCAGGATCACATCAGAAAGATTGTCACTAGATAATCTAGAGTAATCTTGCACAGCTTTTGCATGAATTTTATACATAATAAACTCCTTATAGATTCTATAAGCTACACAGATTTGAAACGTGGCATGTCATTATACTCTTTAACTTGTGCCTGTAGCTCTATGATTTCTAAGTCTAAATTCCATTCAATGTCCCAGTACCCCGCTTCTTGTAGTCTTGCTTTTAGTTTTATTAGTTGGTCAATATCTCGTCGTTCATTTACGTCTTCTAAATATTGGGTGCGGCGACAAATAATTCTTTCAATTAAACTACAATCCCAACTACTTTTATACTCGTGGTCTTCGTTGCCATAGCGCAAACAAAACTCATGGTGATCTCTATCGCATTTTAATTTACAAGAATCTTCTACTACCCAAACATCACACTGCTCGCCGTCAATCTCCATAGAAAATAAATAGTTTTCTTCTGGATGATTACATTCGTTTTTAAATAACATACAAGCTCCTAAAATAAATAGAGTGCATAGCTACTACACTTCTTTAGTTTACCATTCAAACCAATATAGATTGGCAATGAAGTACCCCTTTCAATACGTCTTTCTCTTTCATTTCTAGCAACAATATATTCAAAACCATCTTCAGCTTTAAAGTCTTTTAGTCTTTTAACTTGTCGCCAAATAATCATGTCACCAATGCCGCGCTGGTTTCGGGGTGTTATATAATACATATTACTTTCCTCTGTTGTTGGTTATCCATTCTTCAACGGTGTCACTAGATTTAGCGGCATCGTCCCAGAATTTATTTAATCTTTCTAAAGAAAACTTACTTTGTTCTTCATGTAAACAATCAAGAATAAAAGAACAGTAGTCTTCATCGTTCATTGCTGATCTGATTAGTCTTTGAACATTTAATATTTTTTCTTTTTCCTTTGGCACTAATAACTCCTTATAGATTCTATAAGAAAAAAGCCCCGAAGGGCTTTGATTAGTAATAACCTTCACGAACTTTGTGAAGGACATTGAAGATCTCTGATTCAGAAAAGTGTAACTCTTTTAACTCATGTGCTAGTCCACTGTAATCTGGATTAGATTTGAGATAAATATATAACTGAACCAGAGATTCAATATCAATACGCTCAGGCCGCGATGCGGAAGACATCAGAGTTACACACGTTGCGTACAATATCTTGGCGCTTGTGATTCACTGAGGCGATGTTAGCCTGAGTCTTTTGAGTAGCCGCTGGGGCATGAGTAGACCAATCCGTTAGCGTATTGTAGACAGCCCATTGATTCTTACCCATCTTATCTGAGTACTGATTCCAAGCATTCGCAAGGTAGGTCAGCGAGCTATTGAGTCTAGGTAGCTGATCAAAGACTGCTGACCAAGACACGCCACACTCAGCCACGATAGTGCGTACCAGATCCAGACACCCTGCGGCCTCTGCAAAAACAA